CTTGTTTTAAATTTTGCTAGTTTTTTGCCTATATACTTTTTATTATTGGTAAGATTTGTAATTAGATACACAAAGCCTTCACAGTCTTCAGGTAATATGTCTACTGTTTGATCTTTGTATGTCCATTGCATCCTAGTACTTACCGATGCCTAATTTTTTTTGTCGCCTTTGTGAGTTATACGGGTAGTTTGATGTTTTTCATGTATCTCGTCTGCTCTTAACTTAGCAAATGTTCTAATATCTCTAAGAGCTTTCCTTACAGATCGATGTGTACGCACAGAATTTCTAGATTCAAACTTTTCATTTTCAGAAAAATATTCTAGATAAGCTTTTACTAGTTTGTCATGTACATCATCTATGTGTGTCATTCTACTACATCTAAATCATTTGCATAGCTAGTGTATCCGTTTTCTTTTACAACCCTAAGCACATGATTTACTCTTCCTATTAGTTCATCTTTGTGTGAGATAAGATAAATGTTCTTATCTCTTTCTCTACCCATCTTCTTAAGTACTGCTAATGAATTTTCTACTCCAGCTGTATCCATTCCGCTATCAATAAGCTCATCGATGAATAGTAAATTAATATTTTGATACAAACTTTCCCAAACATCTCTAAATGCAAAGCTCAATCCAAGTATAAGTCTGTTACGCTCACCTCTTGACAAGTTATCAAAGTCTAAATCTTGTCCTAGTTGAGTAATTTCAACAGTTAAGTCATTTAAGAACACAACTTGATGCGGTAATCCAATCTTATCTAAGTAATATGTAAGTCTATTGTTTAGATAAGCTAGGTTTTGATCAATAATCTTCTTACGAATAAAACTATCTTTGTTTGTTAGTAATTTCATTAAGAACTCTTGGTGATCTTTGTAGCTAACTAGGTCATTAACAGTGTTCCAATTAACTTCTTGTATAGCTGTTTCATTTAAATCATTAATTTGTATCTCATATGGATCATCTTCAGCTTCAGTTCTAGATAAACTACTCTTTAAGTTCTCTACATTGCTTCTATGTTCATATGCTTCTTTAGCAGTATCATAAAATGTAGTAGGTTTGCCGTTAATATCACCTATTTCGTCTAGTGCAGTAACAACGTCAGTACATTTAGTACTAATTTCTAGTTGATATGCAACAGCATCTTCTAATTCTTTAGTTTTTGTAGCTAATATCTCTTGTTTTTTCTCTTCACCTAGTGGTTGATCACATGCATAACATATAGCATTATCAAGTCCTGCGATATCTAAAGTTACCTTTTCTACAGACTTGTCAGCACGTAATAGTGCCGGCTCAAGGGTACTTAATTCCTTTTTAAGAGCCAAAATAGTGTTATTATGCTCAGTCCAATTAGCTAATTTTTCGTGCAGTTCTAATTCTGATTCAATATCTAATTGTTCTAGTTCATCTATTGCATTACTAAGATTTTCACAGTCTTTTTTGTGTTTTGCATTCCAAGCACGTTGTCTTTGTGCTAGTTGTTCAATACTTGCTTTGATTTTATCATTAGAAGTTTCAATTGCTTCTATCTTTAGTGTCTCTTGTACGATAGAATCCTTAGTTTCTTTAATTTTATCTTTAAGAGAGGTAGATTTTTCAGTTAATATAGTAATACCAAGTAGCTGTTCAATAATAGCACGTTGATCATTAGTACGCATACTTAAAAATGGCTCAGTATATGTGTTTAATGCTACAATATGTTTGAACATATCGTGACTCATACCAAGTAGCTCGTTAATTGTTTCTTGTGTCTTACGTGAATCGCCTTGCGACTCGTCAATTAACTCTTGTTCTTGATCGTTAACATAGAATTTAAGGAAATTAGGGCCTCTACCACGTTCAACACGGTAGGATGTAGCGTCCTTTTCAAATTGTAGGGTAACTACCATTCCCTTGCCGTTAGTTTTGTTAATAAGGTTGTTACGTTTGATGTTAGTTAGTGCTAAACCGTATAATGCATAGCTTAATGCATTAATAATAGTAGTTTTGCCTGTACCATTACGTGATCCACTATCATCTCCGCCTTGATCTAAGTTTTCACCTAGTACAAGCGTAAGTTGTTGCTGATCAAAGTCTACCGCCTGGGTTTGATTACCCACACTCATGAAGTTTTTAACTGTTAGGTCTTTAATTTTTATCATTCGAGTCCGTTATAAATGTCCATAAGGGTTACTTTATCAAAATCTACAGTATCTAGTTCTGCAATTTCACCGGCTACTATTTGATCTACGCTAACAAATGCTGAAATATCTAAATCTGTTGACATTTCTTCAATTTGCTTTTGTGGAATTAGTGTTAACTCTCTACAGTTGTAATCTTTTACAAATGTTTCTTTAATAAAGCTTGCTTCTTCGTATGATATTGGAACATCAATAGTAACACGTAGATACATTTTAGGTTTTATTAATTCTTCAGTATTTTCTAATAGCTGTCTTAGACCATAGGTACGATACTTTGGACAATCAGGCCAATTAATATATTCTGGCTCTTGATTATTCTCTCTATCTAGTATCATCATGCCTCTTGCATCATCACCTGCATCTGCATAATTGTGCGGAAAAGCATTTCCAATATAATTAATTTTTCCTTGATGTTGACGCTTGTGAAAGTGCCCACTAAACACGTAGTCTTGATGTTTAAAATGTTCTACCTTAAGATCACCATGATCTGGCATTCTTACAAGTGCGTTCATATAAAAACTAGGCAGTTCAAAATGTCCAAATAGATATTTTGCTTTAATATCACTAATTTTCTTATATTCATCACCCACTAACCAAGGAACAATAGCAACATCTTCTACTACAGTTATTTCATCTAAAAATGTAATACCTGGAATGTGCTTTGCGAATGCTGTACTGTTTACATCACGCTTATCTTTGTAATATAAGTCATGATTACCATCAAAGAAGAAAAATTGTTCAAATGCTTGACCTAATTTCTCCATTGAACGTATAGTTGCGTCCATTGTGGTTAAATTTAACGAATTTCTGTTGTGATGCCAGTCACCGCAAAAGATCCCAGTTTCGCAACCGTTTTCTTTTGCTATTTTAATGTACCAATCAATAAAATCTTCACAATCGTCGTTGTGTACACGACTATTCCCTTTTAAGCCAAAGTGAATATCAGTAAAGACTGCTGCTTTCTTAAACAAATTCAGTATACTCCAATTCTATAGTAACATTATATAGTATTTTTGTACGCCTGTCAACCTCTATTTTGAAGTTTTATCAGTGAATACACTAGTACCGGCTTCTTCGTTGCGTTTTATTTGTGCTTCCCATTCGCCTGCATGTTGTCTAGTGTAACTAGGATTCAAATCGTTCATTTCTAGAATATCATCTCGAATGTTTTGGTTACGTTTTTCAATATTAATAACTCTTACAAAACTATTAGTAACTGCAGCAGTATAATATGCAAATGGATTTTGGCTTTTTGACTCGTCAAACTGTAATCCAATCTGTGTTAATTGTAAAATAGCTTGACCTTTCATTTCGTCATTATATGTGTAACCACGTACATTGCCTCTAGTAGCATATCTATCTACTAGTTTCATCCACATCATAGCTAAATTATCAGTAGCTTTGCCATGTGATTTGGAATAATGTCCATTTTCCATACCTCCAACCCAATGACTTTTACCAACTAATTGCAACTCGCCTTGATCATCAAACTTATAATGTACAAAAGGAGGAAAATTTAGTTTTTCCTTTGTATCTGCTACTGTTTTTGGATTTTTCTTTCGGCCCGGCTCTTCGGGTATATGATCAAACGTCATTATTCTAAAGATAAGCTCTTCTTTAGTAATATTTGTATATTTTACTTCGCAATCGGCTTGTTTAACTTTTTCACCAGCTATTTTTCGACGTTCGTATTCTTCGCTACTAAGTCTTTTAGCTTTATTTCGTTTTGCTTCTGCAATAGTACGGATATTAATTTTTTCTACGTCTGGTAAAATAATATCATAATGTGCATAATCAGGATCAGTATAGCTGTTAAATGTGTTTTTAGATCTGTGTATTTGTTTTAGTATATCTTTGTTATTTAGATAGTTCTTTTTTCTCATGTGTGCTCCAGGCTTATAGTATATATACTATTATAAACTACTCTGTTAACTTTGTCAACTAAATACTAGTGGAGATTTAAAATAATGGCAGTATCAGGATTTAACCAACTTGCAGGAAGGATTGCGTCCGGTGCTAATAATATAGCACAGGTAGCAAGAGTTGCAGATCGATTTACTAATAGTAATACTTTACGTAGTATTGGTCGTGGAGCTGAAACCGTACGGAATATAGGTAGTGCGGCACAGACATTTATGGATTCCGGAGGAAATTTTGGAACAGCAACTCGTATGATGGGAAATGCCCAACAGGGTGTAAGATTCAATGCAGCACCTCCCTCACCAGGAAATCCTAAGCAAGCAATTGTTTCTACAAGTATAGATGCAAATTATTCAAATACTGATTGGAGAGTTTCGATTAGTGTTCCTTCTTCAATCCATGAAGAAAGCGAAATTTTAGAACCACTTAAATTAACAGAACAAGGAGCAAGCAAAACCGCTAAGATGATTTTTCCTTTTACTCCTACAATATTACTAGGACACAGTGCAAACTATTCACAGATAGCGCCAACACATACAAACTATCCTTATAATGCTTATGAAAACAGCCAAGTTGATAATATGACAATAACTGGCGAGTTTTATAATGAAAATAATCAAGATGCAAAATATTGGGTAGCAGTATTACATTTTTTAAGATCTGTTACTAAGATGTATTATGGTGAAAGTAATCCACAAGGTAATCCACCACCAGTGTGTAGACTAAATGGGTATGGTCCACATGTTTTAAATAATATTCCTATAGTTGTACAAAACTTCACAACTGATTTACCAGCAGATGTTGATTATATAGAATGTATAGTAGACGGACATAAAAATATGGTTCCTGTTCAGTGTCAATTTACTGTTACAGTGATGCCACAATACTCAAGAAGATCAACAGCTAAGTTTAGTCTTAATACTTTTGCTAAAGGTGGGTTTGTTAAAGGTATTGAGGGATTTGTATAATGGCAAAAAATAAATTAAGTCCGTATGCAAATACACCGTTAACAGATATGGGTTATTTAGATATATATGCTCCGCAACCCGTTCCGGTTGGAGCCAATGATGTATTGTATGAAATATTACCAGCTTATACATATAGACCGGACTTACTAGCGTTTGACTTGTACGGTGAAAAAGAACTATGGTGGGTTTTTGCACAAAGAAATTTGGATGTTTTAAAAGATCCAATTTTTGATTTTGTTGCCGGTACGAAAATTTATCTACCTCAAGGTTCAAATCTACGTCAAATATTAGGATTTTAAATGGCTCTTAGTTTTTTAAAAAAAATTACAAAGACTGCTAACACAATATCAAGAGTTGCTAGTGTTACAAATTCTCTACGTAACCAAAATTTTGGTACAGCTGCAAGTGATGCTATAGGCATTGCTACAGGTAATAGAAACATAGCTAATCAAATTAACTCTATTAGTGGATTTTCAGGAAATTTATCATCAGTATCACAAGCCGCCGGAAGAATTAATTCAGTCTTTGGATCTCAAGGACAAGATTTTACAGGCGGAACTTTCGGAGCACCTAGTAATTTTAACTTTGGCACAATACTTGGCGGCGCAACAGAACTAGAAGGACTAGTTAATAATCCTATTAGGTTAATTAATAGAGGTGCAAGCGAAATGTTTGGCCTTGAAGGTGGCAGATTTGATGTTCTTAGACAGGCAGCAGAAGATTTATCACAACTAAGCCAATTTGATCAGTTTATAGATGATACATTTACTGATCCAAGAGATCCTACACAGAATTCAGGAAATTCAAAAAGCAGAATACCAAATCCGTTACGTGAATACAGTTCTTACAATTATAAATTTACACTAGGAATACTAAGTTCAAAAGAATTTAATAATCCTAATCTATACCGAGAAGGCGGTGGCTTTAAAAAATATATCATTAAAAGTACCGGCGGAAGTTTAAACAAAAGATATCAAGTATTAGACGAATTTGAAAGATTCCCTCAAGGACACGGAGAGTACTTTTTGGAAGATTTTAGTCATGAAGCAGTAGTTTCTCCAAATCCAGCCACAGGTGTTACACAAGGAATGACTATACAATTTAAAGTAATAGAACCATTTTCTATGGGTAACTTTACGGAAGCAATAGTTGGAGCATCAGCAAGCTTAGGATACAAGAATTATTTTTCTGCTCCGTTCTGTATAAGAATTGATTTTACTGGGTGGAAGGAAGATGCTGAAACACAACCTGAAAAATTGAAACCGGTATATCTTCCATTAAAAATAAACAAAATGGATATGCGTGTTACCGGCCAAGGCTGTGAATATGATGTTACTGCTGTTCCTTATACAGATTTAGGTTTAGCAGATAATATTAATAAAATTATGACAAATATTAAAACACCTGGAAATATTGTTCATGAAATTTTGCAAACAGGTGAAAATTCTTTAACAGCAAGTATGAATAGAAGGATAGAAGGATTAGAAGAATCAAATGTTATTCCTGGTTATGATCGGTATGTAATTGCATTTCCTAAAAATAGAGAAAGTATTTTAAAATACTTGTCTACGGGTTTACAGAAACCTGAAGCGCCTTCATCAGTACAAACTGTAATTACAAATAAAGGTATTGCTTCTAAAGAAGAAATAGATCAATTTAATTCTGGTGCAGATATTACAGAGGATTTTGACTTACTTTTTAATCAAGAAGAAGTAACAAAAAACAAAGTAATAAAACCAGTCACTGATATGTTCGAAACACTATTAGCTTATGCATCAGATGTTTCTAATATGAATGAGATTGGTATAAGTGGATTAGTTTCAGATGACAATGAAGGTGGAGATACACCTATGGCGACATACAATGGGTCTTATTCAGACTTTGGAGGAGAACCAGAACGTGCTCAATTAATCCGAAAAGATGCAGCAGTTGCACAGCAACCAACTAAAGGAAGACTAAGACAATTTAAACAAGGTGATTCTATTACAGGAGCAATTGAAGAAGTACTATTGAACAGCGAATATTGTAAAGAAAATGCTGTTAAAGAAAGTGACAGCAAAGGTGTTAAGAGATGGTTTAGAATTGATACAAATGTTTATCTATCTGAAGATAAAAAAACTGAAGAAAAAGTTGGTAGGCCTCCTGCGGTATTTGTTTATTCAGTTTTTCCATATGAAACAGATGAAGCAAAAACATTAGGAACAGGGCAGATACCAAAAAATACTAAAGGCTTAAAGCAAGCCGCTGCTAAAGAATACAATTATCTTTATACTGGTAATAACGAAGATGTTTTAAGATTTGATATTGAGTTTAATACTGCATTTATGAAAACAGCATTAGCTGGTTACGGAAATAATTCAGGTGGAATGCAAGCTGAAACAAGTCAGTCAAAAACAAACTCTGATGCAGTTGACAAAGGAGCAGAATTAAACACAGATGTAACTGGTAATACCGGAGACAAAGAAGCAGCTGCTAGCACTCAAGAAGTAACCAATAATGGCACTAATAATGTTAGTAGAACTCTTGATATTCGTAGACAAGTTGCTGAACAGTTTCATAAATCAATAACAAATCAAATATCAGATATGCTTAGTGTTGAAATGGATATATGGGGAGATCCATTTTTCTTACCGCAAGAGATAGGAAACTATGCTCCTAAACAAACAGGTTCGTCACCTAATGCAACTGAAGATGGAACCATGACATATACCAAAGGAGAAGTTTTTATAGTTGTTAATTTTAGAACTCCTTTTGATTATAGTGACGGAGCACTAATGGAACAACCTATGATTGTACCTCAATTTAGCGGATTATTTAGTGTAGTAAAAGTTACTAATAATTTTGTTAAAGGACAATATACACAAACATTAAAATTAATAAGAAGGTACGGACAATCTCAAAAATCTACTACAGGTAATGTTGGATTGTTCAAAACATCATCTGATCCTAAATTAAAACCACCAGCACCTACTTCTGGAGCTGTACAAGATTCGCAAAAAAATCCTACTGGATCTTCACAGGCTCAAAAGAGTGTCAACCAAGCTGATAACTTATTAACACAAGCTCAAAATTCTGGAAGAAGTTCTGTAAGCTCTACAGGAGCAGCAGGGTCTCCTAGTTCACTTGCTAATGCTATAAATGTAGTATCTTCACAATCGTCAATTGCACAAGCCGCCGTTTCTAAATTAACAAATACAGGAAACGTTGCTTCTCAAGCACTTTCAAAAGCAACAGCTAATCAAGCAGTAAATACTTTTGGCAAATTTGGTACGCAAAAAATTAGTATTTCGCAACAGAATTTTGATGTTGTTGGAGATGTTAATTCATTAATTAATGATGCATTATCAGTTGCGGTTCCTTCCTTTGGTAAATTAAAAGTAGACTTAGAATCGCCAGCTGGAAAATTAGGTGCTCAAACAGCAGCAATTAACGATGTATACAATGCAGCATTAGGAGCCAATCAGCCTCCAGCAATTGCAGACGCAACCGATTTACTTAAAACAGCTTCTTTTTCAGTAGATGATTTAAATTTAGCTCCTGTACAAAAAGTTCGAGAAGATGCAGAAAATACTCTTAAAAATCAATCTACATTAAGAAGAGCTGGAAGAAATTTAGCTAATGGGACGATAACATAATGTCAGCAGATGAAAGTGAAGATAAATTTTCGGTACTTGATGCTCCATCAATAGGTTCAGATCCTAATGCTAATCCTAACGCTTTTAAAATACCGTTAAATAATTTTTATCAAACTGTTACACCTTCAGGTACAATTACAAAAGATCAAGTATTTGCTACAGCAACAACAGATGAAGTTGTACCACCTGATGCTGTAGCACAATATGCTGTATATCTAAACACAACAAATAAAGTAAAACCAGTAAAAAACTTAACACCTGAAGAATTTTCAATAAATCAACGATATATTGAACAAGCGGCTACTGCAAGAAAAAGAGCACTAGATGCAATTGCTGGAACACAGTTTTCAGAAGCAAAATTAGCAACAATTTCTAAAGAACCTCCTTTTAAAGGATCAGCTAATGATACAGCAATTCAAGCCGCATTATCAGCACAAGCCAAAGCCGCGGTATTACGTTCAAAGATTGAACCACCTGCACCAGGTACTGAAACTGTAGAACAAATGGTGATAGTAAATCAACAATTAAAAGACATTGTTGCAAAAGCAGAATCTGATGCGGCTGCACTTAGTAAGGCCGCAGGATTGCCACCAAATTCGTATCAAAAACCAGAAGCCCTTACTAATAATGATGAACCTAATCCATTTGATCCTGATTTTGACCCGGGTACTACATCTCCTAAAATTGTTAGCAAAGATTTTGCTTCACAACCTCCTGATGAAGGAGTATATGCATATATCCCTTCAGAGCTATATGCTGATCGTTATGATTTTGAAACTGGCAAAAAAATAAGAGTTGGCGTTGCAGGAGGAACCCATGGTGGCGCAGGCGACCGAACAACACAAGGCGATACAATACAAACAGTTGAGCAATCAGAGCCTTTCCCTTCTGGACCACAGTAATGATAATTATTATAAACTGGATAGTTAATGGCAACAGGTAATTATACAAGAACCCCAGATTCACATAGACGATTTCGAGATATCGGACCGTATGAAGCCGTAGTGGTAAATCACTTAGATGTGAGGTATATGGGAGGGTTAGAAGTTGAAATAGTAAAATATAGTGGTTCTGGAGGGTCTCCAGAAAAAGGTGGCGAACTTGTACAAGTTAGATATTTAAGTCCTTTTTATGGTATTACACCTGCATCAGGCCTAACACCAAATGACGGATATCAAAATACGCAAAAAAGTTATGGTATGTGGGCAGTTCCGCCAGATATTGGAACAAGAGTATTAGTTATATTTGCTGAAGGAAATCCAAATCTTGGATACTGGATAGGATGTATTCCTGATGATTATATGAACTTTATGGTTCCAGATGGTCGAGCTAGTACAGAACAAACAACAGCATTAACTCCTGAAAATATTAAAGGTGCTAAATTACCTGTAGGAGAATATAATAAAGCATTTGAAGATGGCTCATTAATTGATCCAACATTATTTAAAAAACCCTATAACAAAGACTTTACTGAAGTATTAGAAACACAGGGGTTATTGTTAGATGAAAATAGAGGAACAACTACTACCAGTGCTAGAAGAGAAATGCCAAGCATGGTTTTTGGTCTTAGTACACCTGGACCTATTGATAAAAGAGATGGTGCTCCAAAGGTTACTATAGGACCAGCAGAAGATAAGGTAACAATGCCTTATAATAGACTAGGCGGATCTAGTTTTGTTATGGATGACGGTGATCCTTCTTTTATTAGAAAAACTCATCCAGAAGATGGTCCTCCGATTTATCTTAATCAAATGGCATCCGAAGAAGGAGGAAAATATACTATTCCTCAAAATGAACTTGTGCGTATGCGTACTCGTACAGGTCATCAAATTTTAATGCATAATTCAGAAGATTTAATTTATATCGGAAATGCTCGAGGAACTACTTGGATTGAAATGACCAGCGATGGAAAAATTGATATACATGCACAAGATAGTGTGAGTATTATGACTGATAATGATTTAAATATTACAGCAGAACGAGATATTAATTTTGAAGCTGGAAGAAATATTAATATGAAAGCTACTGCACGATATAGTAAAGGTGCAGAAACAGACAATCAAGGAAATGAAAGTGGTAGAGTGCAAATAGAAGCACAACATAACCATAATTTATTTGTAGGCAAAGATTCAAAAATTACAGTTGCCGGCAATATGCATACTGGGGTTGGAGAAAATCAATTTATATCAACAGGTAAATTTTTACATATTAACACAGGACAAGATAATAGATTAACAGCAGGATCATATACTCATATTAACTCCGGCAAAGAACACAGAGAAACAGCTACATTTATACATATGAACGGACCAAGTGCTGCTAAAGCTAATCAAGCTTCTATTGTTGAACCTTTAGAAACAGTACAACTACCTTATGTATTTCCAGGCTCAACTACACCAGTTGCATATGATAGTATTTTAACAAGAGCACCTCAGCACGAACCTTGGCCGCATCACGAGAATTTAGATCCTGCATCCTTTAAAAAACCAGAAACTGATAGGGAATCACCAGGAACATTATCAACATCAGAAAGAGTGTTAACACCAGACACTTTCTTTAAAAATAAAGGTGGTAGAACGTCAAGTTCTTTCGTATCTGGATCAGGAGGTGGATTAACAAGTGGTCATCAAAGTACGGGTGGAGGCACAGGTTCAGGAGTAGGAACAGTTCCATTAGATAATTATTCGAGTAATTTTAAATTTGATAAGGAATTAGGATCACTTAGTTCAAAATACGAGTCAAGAGGAAATCCATCAGCAATTGGATTTGACAGTACAGGCGGTTGGAGTTACGGAACTTATCAATTAGCTAGTAAAGTTGGAGCATTTAAAGGATACATGAAGTTTCTGAAATCAAAGCATCCAGATGTATTTGAAGTACTACAAACTTCTGGAGGAAATTCAGCAGCAACAAATGGAACAGATGCATTCAAAGAAACTTGGCAATTAGCAATGTCAGAAGAAGATAAAGCAGAAACACAACATGCTTATGCAGTGGTAACATATTTTGTTCCAGCAGCTGATAAAGTTACTAAAAGTACTGGTATTGATGTTAGAGTAAAATCAAAAACATTACAAGACGTATTATGGTCTACATCAGTACAACATGGCGCTGGCGGATGTAATAGAATATTTAAAAGAGCTATCAAAGCATGTGGAAATCCAGCACCTACAGACGAAGCTTTAATTGTAGCAGTTTATAATGAAAGAGCAAAAAATAACGGATTAGCATATTTTAAACGTAGTAATGCTAATGTTAGAGCTAGTGTTGTTAAAAGATTTAATAATGAAAAACTTGATGCTTTAAAAAGTTTAGAGCTAGAAATTAAACAAGCTAATAATCCAGTTCAGGGTCAGCCTAACGAAGTCACTCTGCCAATAGGTCCTCAATAATAGGGTAAATATAGTATGAGCGAATTAGAAAAAAACCTATACAAACGTGTTACTGTTCCACCAAAACAGCAAGATGCTGTTAAGGGGAGAGCCTATAGAGGATTTTCTACAGTTGATAATACATCTAAAGGTTTTGCAAGATACGATTTTGAACTTATTAAACAAGACTTAATTAATCATTTTCATATACGCCAAGGCGAAAAACTTAGCGATCCAGGCTTTGGAACAATTATATGGGATATGCTATTTGAACCATTTACATCTGACGTACAAGATGCTATTGTAGAAGATGTAACTAAAATTGTAAACTATGATCCAAGATTAGGTGTAGATGAAATTATTGTTGACACTTACGAAAAAGGTATTACTGTAGAATGTACTATAGTATTTCTTCCTTATAACATATCTGAACAGCTACGTTTTACGTTTGATCAAGCTAATGGCTTGTTATAAATTATATACGCACTTATCTGTAACAGATAAATATCATAGTAATAGAGGAAACCGACATGTCGTCAACAGATAGACAGACAAGATTATTAGTATCTGAAGATTGGAAGCGAGTTTATCAAGCATTTCGTAATGCTGACTTCCAAAGTTATGACTTTGACAATCTTCGTCGAACAATGATTAATTACCTTAGGCAAAATTATCCTGAGGACTTTAATGATTATATTGAATCATCAGAATATCTAGCATTAATTGAAATGATTGCGTTCCTTGGACAAAATCTTAGCTTCCGAGTTGATCTAAATGCTAGAGAAAATTTCTTAGAAACAGCAGAGCGTAGAGAAAGCATTTTACGTTTAGCACGTATGCTTTCGTATAACCCACGTAGAAATCAAGCTGCAAACGGCTTATTAAAACTTGCTACAGTCAAAACAACAGAAGCTATTATTGACAGTTCAGGACAAAATCTTTCAAGTACAGTTATTAAATGGAACGATCAAGCTAATACAAGCTATTTTGAACAAGTTATTAAAATTTTAAATTCTGCATTACCGGTAACAAACAATATTGGTAACCCTTTAAAAAGTGCATCAATAGCAAACGTCATTACTCAGCAATATAGATTTAATGCTACAAATACAACTTCAGCTATATTTCCTTATACAAAAAGAGTAGAAGGAGTAAGCACACGTTTTGAAGTAGTAAGTTCAGGTATTTCCGGAGAAAGTATAATAGAAGAACCACCAATTCCTGGAAATAGTCCTGCATTTTTATTCCGAGATGATGGTCAAGGTGCCGGCAGTACTAATACTGGATTTTTTATGCAGTTTAGACAAGGTAAATTAGATAGTTCTGTGTTTAATGTTTCTTCACCAACACCTAATCAATCAGTTGCTGTTGACGTTACTGATATTAATGATACAGATCTATGGTTATACAATATTGATACTAACGGTTTTGAAACAGATTTTTGGACAAAGGTTGATGCTGTAGAAGGCAATAATATTATATACAATAATTTATTCCAAGGATTAAAAAATGTTTATGCTGTTAATACTAGAGTAGGCGATAGGATAAATTTAGTATTTTCCGACGGTGTATTTGGAAATTTACCTTCAGGTAACTTTAAAGTATATTATAGAACTAGCTCTAATGCAAGTAGTATTATTACTCCTGGTGCAATGGGAAATGTTAATATTGATATTCCTTATCAAAATAGAGCAGGTGGGTTAGAAACACTTACTTTAGGATTTAGATTAAATTATACAGTTTCTAATGGATCTGCTTCGGAATCTAATTCCGAGATTAAAAGCAATGCTCCTGCAACTTATTATACTCAAAACAGACTAGTTACAGGCGAAGATTATAATATTGGCCCATTAGCAGTTAGTCAAGAAGTTATTAAAACTAAAAGCACTAATAGAATTAGTAGTGGAGTAAGTAGATACTTTGATCTTAAAGATGTATCAGGAAAATATAGCAACACAAGTTTATTTGCAGATGACGGAGTTTTATACAAAGAGATATTTTTAGAAAAAAGCCAATTTACATTTACTACACAAAGTGATATTGAGGGAATTATTAATAACACAATTGAACCAATATTAAGTTCTTCAAATACTAGGAATTTTTATCTAGATCAATTCCCAAAAACTATAGTGTCAGATTTGAATGCTAAGTGGAGTAGATCTACAACAACAACAAATCAATCTACTGGACGGTTTTTAGATAGCACTGATTCGCCATATATGACCGGAACATTTACAGCAAACAGTTTGCGATATATTGAGCCAGGTGCGTTATGTAGATTTACTGCTCCAGCAGGAACGCATTTTATGGAAGACGGAAGTTTAATGCCAGGTGCAGCAGACCATTTAGGTTCTTCTACGTATAAGTGGTCTAGGGTAGTTTCTGTTAACGGAAACGGAACAATAGTAGACGAAGTAACCGGCGCAGGCCCAGTAATTTTTAATGATAATATTCCAACTTCTGCTATTTTAGATAGAATTATTCCTAACTTTTCAAGAGTGCTAGTAGATTCAATTAAGGTTCAAGTTATTGACCAAACTTTTGCATATAAAGATTTTGGATTGAGATACGATCTACAAGACAGGCAATGGAAATTAATTACTAACGAAAATCTTAATACTTTATTAGATTTTTCAACAGGAAAAACTGGAGATACTACAGGGCAAAATCTAGATTCTAGCTGGTTTTTATTTTTTAAAACAGATGGAGAAACTTATACTATAACATATAGAAATTTAAAATACGTTATAGAAAGTGCAGATGAAGTTAGATTTTATTTTGACGGAATTGACAAAGTTTATAGTCCGTCAACTGGACAAATAGTTAGAGATAAAATTGATATTTTAAATATTAATAATAAACCAGCTAGTGTAAATTCATTTACAAAAGATTTTTCATGGTCGGTATCTAATGCTTATAGGGATCCAGACGGATATGTTGATTCTCGTAAAATTGAAGTACAGTTCATTGATCTTGATGATGACGGCGTAGTAGATAATCCTGAACTATTCGACGAAATAGTCTCTCCTGACACAGTAACAACAGCACAAAAAACTATTTTTCAAAAAAAGTATACTACTACAGATGGTGTACAAGACTTTAAATATTTTGATAATAAATTAAATGAAATTACTATAGTTGCTAACGAAGCAGGAATAGCACCTTTTAGTACAAGAACTGAAGGGCAAGCATTTTATTTAGAAGATGAAAAAATTTTTAAAGTATTAAACAAATCTTTAAACAATACTACAATAAGTTCTGATTATAAAGCATATGTAGGAAGAGGTGGATTAAAATTTCATTATGTACATGTTGCAGATAGTAACTATAGAATTGACCCAAGTGCAAGTAACTTAATTGATACTTACTTGCTAACAAAAACATATGATACTAATATTAGAAAATTTATTACAGGTGAAATAGCAACACAACCTTTCCCTCAAAGTAATGATGAGTTATATAGGAGTTATGGAGCTCAGATTGACAAGATTAAAAGTATTAGTGACGAAGTTATTTACTATCCTGCAAAATATAAAATATTATTTGGAAGCAAAGCACCGGCGGATTTACAAGTGAAATTTAAAATTGTTAAAAACAAAGATATAGTAACAAACGATAATGAATTAAAATCAGATATTGTTGAAGCAATAAACAGATTTTTTACTATAGATAATTGGGATTTTGGAGAAACATTTTACTTTCAAGAACTTAGTGCATATATTATGACAGAACTAACTCCTAAGTTAGCATCAATACTTATAGTTCCAAATCAAGGTACTCAATCATTTGGTAGTTTGTTTGAAATAAAATCAGAACCAGATGAAATTTTTATTAGTGCTGCTACAGTTGCAGATATACAAACTATAAGTGAAATTACAGCTAAAGAAATACAGTCTAGCGGTACAGTAATTACAGCTTCTACGGCTACTAACACAACTTCGGGAATAACTAGTTCGGCATCTTCAGCTACAGCAGTTACATCAGCATCAGCAGGAGGCGGGCTGAATACAAGTTCAAGTAGCTCAAGTAGTTCAAGTAGTTCAAGTAGTTCAAGTAGCTCAAGCAGTTCAAGTGGTTCAGGATCAAGTGGTTCCGGATCAAGTGGTTCCGGTGGTGGAGGATCTAGCTACTAATGGCTTACAATAATTTCCAAAACGAGAGCCCTTTACCGGTTCCTGGTGCAAAGGTTAAAAATATAAGTGTTGAGTTTTTACCTAAATTTTTTAGAACAGAAGCTAATAGAAAATTTTTACAAGGTACATTAGATCAATTAATACAACCTGGTGTCGCAGAAAAACTTAGCGGCTACATTGGTAGAGAAACTGCAAAAGCATATACTCCCAAAGACAATTATATTGGAGATGTAAGTGCTGATAGAAATAATTATCAGTTAGAGCCTGCGGCAGTAATTAAAGATAATTTAGATAATGTAATTTTTTATAAAGATTATAATGATTATATGAACCAGTTAGGTTCGTTCGGCGCAAATAAAGATAATCATAGTAGAATTAATAATCAAGAATCTTACGGTTGGAATCCTAATATTGACTGGGATAAGTTTGTAAACTTTCGTGAGTACTATTGGTTACCAAATGGCCCGAGCACAGTTGCAGTCCGAGGACAAAGTAAAGAAATAGTTAGCACATATACTGTTACTACAGAAGATCAAGGTGATAATGTTGCATATGTTTTCAATGACGGATTAACTCGTAATCCTACAATTAAATTATACAAAGGACAAACGTATAGATTCGAAATTAACACACCAGGACATCCTATAGCGTTTTCAATATCAAGAACATTTACACCAGGATCTGCAATACTAACTGCCGGTAGTGAAGGAATTAGAGCTGATGGTCAGTTTGATGGTGCATTATATGGAAATAACTATGATCAGGGAGACTTTGTAGTATTACCCAGTAGCGGATCTGTTACTTTTGAAGCAGATGAAAACGTTAGTACATTGTACCCAACAGGAATAACAAAGTATGGAAAAGAAGGCGAAACAATTTCGGTTGTTTATGTTGATGAAGGTACAATAGAATTTACTGTTCCGGAAAATGCTCCGAGCAGGTTGTATTATATTAGTAAAAATAATGTTGATACTAGCGGACTTATTAAAATTTATGATATTGCAGAAAATTCTGCAATTAATATCACTGATGAAGTATTAGGCAAAAAAACTTATACAAGTGCAAATGGTGTAGTATTATCAAACGGAATGAAAGTTGAATTCCAAGGCGAGGTAACCCCAGCAAAATATGATAATAATCAATGGTATGTCGAGGGAGTTGGTGATAAGATTAAGCTTATAAATGATAAAGACTTAATTATTCCTGCAGCATATTCAACTGATAAGTTAATACCATTTGATACTGATGCATTTGATGCATTACCATTTGCTGATGCGAAAGCATTTGCTGAGAAAAAAGATTATATTACTGTCAACAGAGCCAGCCCAGATCGAAACGCATGGAGTCGTTATAATTGTTGGTATCATAAAGACGTTATTCTTGCAAGCGAAACATATAATCAGTTACCAAATTCTTTGGATGAAACAACCAGAGCAAAACGTCCTATTATTGAATTCGAAGCAGGGTTAAAATTAAACAACTTTGGTGTATTTGCTAAAACTGACGTAGACTTAATTGATGTTTTTACAAAAGATGTCTTTAGTACTATCGAAGGATCAGCAGGATATAATATTGATGGTATTGATTTAGCTGACGGTATGCGTATTTTATTTACAGCTGACACTGATAATTTAGTAGGCGGAAGAATTTATAAAGTTAATTTTGTAACAATTAACAAAGTTCGTCAAATTAACTTAAGACCTGAAACTGATACAGATCCTATTAATTTAGAAACTGTACTAGTTACTAATGGTACAAAATATGCAGGTACTAGCTTTCATTATGATGGAACTAGATGGGTACAGTCACAACAAAAAACAGCAAATAATCAGCACCCTATGTTTGAAGTATTTGACTCTAATACACATAGCTTTAGTGATACAGCTTATTATGGATCTACTACTTTTGCAGGATCTAAAGTATTCTCATATAAACAAGGTATAGGTAACAATGATCCTGAGTTAGGATTTCCTTTAACTTATAGGGCTATTACTAATTCAGGCGATATAGTTTTTAATTTTAATCTATTAAATGACGAATTTACATATCAAACAGAAACTGATTTATTAACTCAAAAGATAGACACAGGTTATCTTAAAAAATATAAATCATTAACATCTTTTGATTATGTTAATGCATTCAGTAGTTTGCCTACTAACACTAGACAAATGATCGTTAAGCAATATGATGCTACTTCAACTAAACTTAATAATTTTGAAATTGATGTTTATGAAAAAGCTGGCGAATTAAATGACTTAAGAGTAAATGTTTACGTAGATAACAAATTAAAAGTTCATCTTCAAGACTATCAAATTGATAGAACAAATGGATTTGCTGTAGTTAGGTTTAATAAAGATTTAAATGTTGATCAAGTTGTCAAAATAAAAACACATAGTTTAGCAAAGAAAACTGCCAACGGATATTATGAGTTTCCCCATAACTTAGAAAGAAATCCCCTAAACGAAGATATAACTGAATTTACATTAGGCGAAGTTATTGATCATGTAGATACTATGATCGAAGATGTACAAGATTTTAGAGGCGTATATCCAGGAAGAAGTAATTTAAGAGACTCAGGCGAAACAGATCATTTTGGTAAACGATTTGTTAAACATAGTGGCCCTATTAATGTCCCTTTATATCATATTACAAATAAAGATTTTAATATTGTAAAAGCTATTAAGTATTCCAAAAACGAATATTCTAGATTTAAAAGAAAGTTTTTAGAAACAGCGAATAACTTAGGATATGATGGCCCTATAAAGCAACATGTAGATAAAATACTAAACGAGCTTAATAAAGAAAAATTAAAGTCTGAACCGTTTTACTTTTCAGATATGTTAGGTTATGGTGATGCAAATAGGATTGAATATACAGTTTTAGATGAAAAAACTACAACGTACCCTATAACTACTTCTTTTAACTTAACATCTCTTAGTGCTAAAAGCATTAACATTTATCTAAATGGAAAGCAACTAGTACACAATAAAGATTATACATTTAATACAGATGGATATGCTGTAATAACTGTAACTAAATCTGAAGGCGATATTATTGAAATATTTGAATACGAAACTACTGATGGTAGCTTTATCGCTCTTACACCAACAAAGCTAGGATTGTATCCTAAGTATTGTCCTGAGCTTACAATTGATGATAGCTATATATCGCAACGTACAAATCAAACTGGTCCTTTCAAATTATACGGTTGTGAAAATCAAACTACAAAATCACATAAAGGAAAAGTTGGCTGGTTCTATCCGTTATATACTTCGGAAGAAGAGGCTATTGCTGCAGATTCTGATTCAAGTGCTGATACAGGTTCAGCACATACACATGTTTTTGAAGGTCTGTCTCAAATATTTTATATGCCATCCACACAAGCTAATCATGCTGTTCAAGATGATTTAACATATGATGAATATCCAATTGGTGTTGCGATGATTAGGGGTCATGATGGTAGTTATATCAAAGCTTACAAAGATTTTAGAGATGAGCTACTATTAGATTTAGAAAGAAGAATTTTTAATAATATTAAAGTTAATTATTCATCAGATTTACTTAACATTGATGACTTTAAAGGTGGAGAACATACAACTAATGAATTTAGTAGAGCAGAAGTAGATAATAGTTTAGCAGGTGATTTCAATCAATGGCTTAGATTAGTTAATGGTGCAGAATATACTGAACATAACTTTTATGACCCTAATGATAGTTTTACATTTAATTATGCAAGTGCTAAAACTCCTTTAGGAAATGACATGCCTGGGTTCTGGAGAGGAGCATATATGTATGCTTACGGGACAGATAGGCCAAATGCTACTCCTTGGGAAATGCTAGGGTTTACTATGAAACCAACATGGTGGGAAGCAACATATGGCCCTGCTCCGTATTCAGGTGATAATTTAGTTTTATGGAGAGACTTAGAAGAAGGTAGAATTAAAGAACCTGGTAAAGCAGAATTAGTCAATCCTAAATATGCTAGACCTAATTTAACAAAACATATTCCAGTTGATAGCCAAGGAAAATTAAAATCTCCAAGAGATAGCGGATATATTAGAGGATTTGTAAGAAAAGACGCAGTCAATGGTTGGAAGTTTGGCGATCACGGTCCAGTTGAAACAGCTTGGAGACGAAGCCCAGAATATCCTTTTGCAGTATTATTAGCATTTTTATTGAATAAACCTGCGAAAGTAATGGGCTTAGGTTTTGATGTATCAAGAACACAAAGAAACTTAGCAAAACAATGGGTACATTCAGACACTAACAAACCTATACAAATGTCTATTGCAAAATTACCAAATACGTATAAAGATGATACAAGAGTATTAACTTGCGGACTTGTAAATTATATCTATAATTTAGTATCTAGTGATGTGTTAAGTGTTTATACAGATTATAAAAATAATCTTGCAAATCTAAAAAATCAACTTGGATTCAAAGTTGGTGGCTTTACCGATACTAACAAATTTAACTTAATACTTGATAGTCGTTCACCTACACAACAACTAGAACGTGACGGTATATTTGTCCCTCAAGAAAGTTTTAAAGTTTTTAGCAATACTAGTAGTCCTCTAGAAATGGCAACATATAGTGGCGTTTCAGTAGAACGTGCAGGTACAGGCTATATTATTAGAGGTTACAATAATATCAATCCTAATTTTGAATACTACAAGCCAATTCAAGGATCATCAAAGATAACTGTAACTGTTGGAGGCATATCTGAAGCAAGTCAAGAATGGTCAGGAAATACTCTTTATGAGAGAGGGATGATTGTTCAATATAAAAACGAGTTTTATAGGGCAGCAAGGCAGTTTACTAGTGGTACAACTTTTACTATAGATGGCTTTGCAAAATTAGAAGAACTTCCTATTACAGGTGGCCGTACTGCATTTTTCTTTAGAGATTTTGATAATACAGAAGTACATACGCTACAGTACGGAACAAAATTAAATAACACACAAGAAGTAGTAGACTTTATGTTAGGCTATAATGCTAGGCAGAAAGAACTAGGATTTACATTTAATGAAGTTGATTCTTTTAATGAAAAAGTTGAAAACTGGCAAAATACTGCTAGAGAATTTATGTTCTTTACAACACAAGGTTGGGCCGCAGGAACAGTTATTACACTAAGCCCAGGCGCTTCAAAAATACAATTTGATAGAGATTTTGTTGTTGTAGATAATCTATATGATAAGTTCTATGATTATAGCATATTAAAAGCTAATGGTCAACCTTTACAAGCAGACTTTAATGGACTTATTAGAGATGGTAACTCTTTTGGGCTTGCAGTAGAAGATACTGATGACGGCTTATATCATATAACGTTACCTCTTGTACAAAAAGAACATGTAGTTCTATTAGAAAATCAAACTTCATTTAGCGACATAATTTATCAACCAAAGTCTGGTTATAGACAAGATCGAATTAAGGTAAGTGGTTATAGAACTGATGATTGGAATGGAGGATTAAATCTACCTGGATTTTTATATGATGATGCTGAAATCACTGATTGGACACAATGGAGAGATTATAAAATTGGCGAAATAGTTAAGTACAAGCAATTTTATTATACAGCTAAAAATAACATTCCAGGATCAAAAGACTTTCAATCAGTACGTTGGCTACAACTTAACGAAAAACCAACTCCAGAATTAACAGCTAATATGGATTATAAAGCAAATCAGTTTACTGATTTTTATGATTTAGATTCAGATGGATTTGATGATGAACAGCAACGTTTAGCACAGCATTTAATTGGTTATCAAAAACGACAGTATCTTGCAAACATTATTAATGATGATATAAGTCAGTTTAAATTTTATAGAGGATTTATAGCTGAAAAAGGTACAATGAATTCGTTAACAAAATTATTTGAATCATTAGGAGATGGAACAAATTCTGCACTAGATTTTTATGAAGAATGGGCAATACAAACAGGAAGGTTTGGAGCTACTGATGCTATTAAACAAGTAGAGTATTCTCTCAAAGAAGAGTTAATGACAGAAACTCCTCAAGCATTTGAGTTAGTTAATACACTACCAGAAACAAACTATGAAAAAGTTTATAGAATACTTCCAAGTGAAGTTTATGACAAAGAACAAGATTATAATCATGCTCCTTTTCCTACTAAAGTAATCGGAGCGAATGACGAATATATTAAAACAGGTGGTTATGTATCAGAACAAGATGTTTCATTTGTAGCAGGAAGTATACCTGAATTATCATTAGGCGATGTCAATGCTATACAATTAGGTGAGTACATTTGGATAATTGAAACAGGAAAAGATTCTTGGAGTGTATATCAGTTAATACCAGTAGACTGCAAAGTTACGGCTGCTACAGTCCAAACAGATAGGCTATCGTCTGATGGTTTGCGTCTGATTGAGCTAGAATTAGATACATGGGCAGATATACCTGGTGATGGTATTAGACCATTAATTATACAATCTGATATTATTGGTGTACGAGGCGCACAAGAATTTAAACTTAATGGACTATATGCAATTGACAAAGATGGTGTGAATCTTAATAAAATTACAATTAAAGCTGACATAAATGCAGATATTGAGGATTTCTTAGATCAGTCTTATCAAATAGTAAAATTTAGAGAAGTACGTAGAGCAACAATAGATGAACTTAATGTAAGTCGCTATAATATGTACGAAAATCAAAAAGTTTGGATAGACAGTTTTCTCGGGGACTGGGCAGTTTTTGAAAATAAGCCAGTTTATACTAATAACCAAACAATTTATAATCCTTCAGAGTTTGATAGTACTTCGCAACAGTTCAGTAAAAGTGTTGCAATAACAGATAATAATAATGATGTATTTGTTGCTGCACCTGGAGACGGAACCGGAAAAGTAACACATTATAAAAGAACAGACGAAAAAAATAATTTAGTACTTGATGATGTTATTGAAATAGCAAGTGACGAGACTATGCTTTCAATTGGTTCAACAACTAGATTTGGCGAAAGTGTTTCAGTAAGTCCAGACGGAGAATATTTAGTAGTCGGTATTCCAAATGCTAGTGGTGTAAAAACAAAGTTTAAAGGCGCCTTTGATAAAACACAAACATACACTAAAGGCGATACTGTAAAGTATAGAGAAACTTTGTGGAAAGCAAATAGAGGAATACTTCCGGAAATTTCATCACAACCATTTACAACATTTGATACCTATGTTAATTTAGCAGCATCTGCAGATGCTGATTCAACAACACTTCAACTTTTGGTTGCAGGTGATCCAGGACTAGCAAATAATACAGTAGACCACATACTTGTTAGAGCTCCTACCGATATGTATTTAGGTACGTCAGTAGGTGACACTGTTAGCCTCTATTGGAATCAACGTAGTTTTGCATATCCTACATTAACTAATTATCAGCCTTTTGGCGGAGCAATAACAGAAATTACCGGTGCTTTTTTAACTGGAAATCATGTTATTCAACATAAAGTTGATCATGTATTGTTTATTACAACATTTGTTACTCTTCCTACAGTTGGCCAAACAGTTACTACTACAACAGGTAGTGCTACAGTTTGCTATGTAGGAACTAAAGAGGATAGTGCAGTAGTTTACCTTAAAGATACAAATGGTATTTTTAGCGTTAGTGATGAACTTTTTATTAACGAAACTGTATTTGTTGGTTTCTACACAGAAGCATCGACATATAATACAAGTACAACAGTAGATGGTTTTTGGTATATTTCAACAGGCTTTCAATATTCTAATGCTGGAACTTATTATGATACTGGTCGAGGATTAGTTTATGCAGATGTTAGACTAGCATCATCTACAAGAGCATTAAACACTTATTCAAATATTCAACAGGCCGTGGGTAATATCGGAACCTATCTTAAAAATAGAAACAGAGCTAGCTATATTACACATCTGTCTTATAGAGGAGATCCAGGCGGTGTAGAAGCAGATCAACTTAGTAACAAATGGGTAGTAAGAGGATCTAAAGATTTTACTGACACGTTGTCTGCAAATGATACAACAGAATTTAGAATCTATAATCTCGATAATAGAACTATTGATGTTACAACACCAGGATTTACATATGACATACTTAACAAGCAACAAACAGTTGTTGATCTTTGGGACGGCTATATTGACTTTACGTTTGACGAGTTTGATTTTAATGGTAATGTGTTTGAGCCTGTCATTGGCGACATAATTAGTGATGTACAAATACCCAACGATGGCCAAGGTGGCTTAGCAATCACAACACAAACTACTAGTACTGCTGAAGTAGTATTTTATCGTAGAAACTTTAATAGCGTAAGAGTTTATGTAAAGGCACTTTCAGGAGATTGGGGCCAATTAACAAATATTGGAAAATATTCTATACAACGTGAAGCTAATACATCTGTTCGTGGTGCTGGAGATGTTGCACGTATAATGGGAACTGTAGCAGACGTTGATAATGACATAGCTGTAGGAACCGACATAATTGGTAAGCTAATAGTATTTGAACACAGTTCTAACTTTAGTGTTGTAGCAAATCCTGAAATTGTTGATGAAGAATATTGGTTCTTCAACGAAAATACCGAACAAGGAATATCAAGGTTACCAAATCCTCCATATAGCTTAAACAAAGATTATACACAAGTATTTCATCTTGATGCTACTTCTGCAGGAACAGCAGGACCTAACGATGCAGGAGCTATTGGAATTTACCGCAGACGTGATGATGGAATGTATTCTAGACAATATTTACTAGTTTCTGAGCACCAAAAAGCAAATAGAAAATTTGGTAAAAAAGTTAAAATAGTACAAACTGGAAATTATTATACACTAGCTGTCTCAAGTGAAGGGCTAGGTACTAGAGAGGATCCAGGTAGTATAGAATTTTATCGACATGGATATACTGCTGCCCAGGAAGATTCTTTTCAAGGTCCTTATCAATTAAAAAGTTACTTACTCGATGATATTGTTTTATTCCAAGATCAGTATTACAAATGTATAAAAGCTGCGGCATCAACAAACTTTATAACTGATCCTATATATTGGGAAAATATTAGTTGGAAAAGCGGAAGAGATAGAAATTATCGAGGAGTATGGGATAATACTTATAGCTACGAAAAAGGCAGCATAGTAGCTTATAATGATGTTTTGTATAAATCTAAAACAAACATTGCTGCTGGAGCGGTTTGGGAAACAACTAATTGGGAAACATTAAGCAGTAATATTGATTATCTTGGAATATTACCAAATAGAACTTCTAAAGCATATTACGGAGAAAACATATTTGATCCAATACAAAACATTACACAATTTAGCGACGATTTTGATTTAAGTGCAAACGGTGATGTACTTGTTACTACTAGTAAGCAAGTGCTAACAGATAGTACACAAGATATTGCAGTAGTTGTATATAGAGAAGTTGACGATAAATTTCAGTTCTCCCAGATGATTACAAAGCCCGATACACTTAATGGGTTTGCTGATAAAATAAGTTTAAATCCAGCAGGAGACAAAATTGCAGTAAGTTCGCCACTTCGAGATACTACAAGAATTAATCAAGGTGTTGTATTCATATACAATCAAAATGCTAGTGGAGTATTTGGCACGCCAACAACTTCATTAAAAATTAATTGGACTGAAGTAGCAGCCGCTGTAGGTCAAATGAGTACAGGAAATCTTACTCATCCATTGATTCCTTTTTTACAAACAAAACACACAGACGGTAGAATTTATGCTGATGCAAGTTTAAGTAACACAGTATCAGATAGTACTAACCAGCAAACGATTGATATTACTGCACAAGATACATTAGCCTTTCACAAGTATGCAACAGATCCAACTGATGAAAGTATTGATAATTTTGCTTGGATTGACACAGTTGTTAAACCTGCACTATTAAAATTATCAGCAACATACCCAACAGTGTTTACATCTGTATCTAAAGGAGAGACAAATCCAACACAAGTATTGCTTCCACCACAAGATGAAGAGTCTGAAAGATTTGGCTACAATTTAGATTTTGGAAAAGACACACTTGCAATATCTAGTTTAAATGGTGACCAAAAAATTGATACTAAGTTTGATACTTATGAAAAAACATTAACTGATTCTTACCAGCTTGATGTTACGTCAACAAAGAAAGAAGTTCGCACTACATTTGATAATAAGTTTACAACATTTAAAAATATTAAAATTGATAAAGGTGTAGTTTATCTATACGAGATTTTAGAAAATAAAGTATCACAATCAGAGATTATTAGTTATCCTCTAATTCAAACAAATTTCGGCGAACATATGTATGTAAATAATAATCATTTATATATTGGAATGCCACAGCAATTTGACACAACTTATAGAGGCGGCTTAGTTGACTTTAGAAAACAACCTAATTCTTTTGCATGGACACAGATTAGAAGTAGTGTAACCCCAGTTGATGTAGATAAAATAAAAGGTACTTTCTTGTATAATAAAAAGTCTAATCAAATTATTACATACCTTGATTTTATTGATCCAATACAAGGAAAAATTGCAGGAGTAGCAGAACAAGAAATTTCATTTAAAACTAGATATGATCCGGCATTTTATAATACAGGTGAATTAGCAGATGATAATGTAGATCCTAATAGGCATTGGGCTGAAAATTATGTTGGTAAAGTTTGGTGGAATATTGAAGCTGCTAGATTTGCTCATCCTTATCAAGGAACAACAAATTTCCAAAAAAATACTTGGAACACACAGCTCGAAGGTTCTGTTATTAATGTTTATGAATGGGTTGAGAGCCCATTGTTACCTAATACATGGGATGGTTTTGCAGACACTGATGAAGGTTTAGCACAAGGTATTAGTGGAATTAGTTTACACGGAAACCAAAAGTATACAACTAGACTAGTCTACGATAATGTAAGTAAGTCATTTAGTTCTCTATACTATTTTTGGGTAGAAAATAAAAAAACTGTACCGTCTATTAAAAGTAGAAAGTTAAGTATTAGGAATATTGCAGCACTTATAGCAGACCCGCAAAATCAACAGTATAGATATGTAAGCTTATTAAGCAAGGATAAATTTCTTTTAACAAACTGTAATGATCTTGTTAGCAATGACGATGTTGTTTTAAATATTAAGTATACAAATAATAGTATTGATAAACAACGCCAAAACTCACATAATCAATATCAAATACTAACCAAAGGGTTAGATACTAGTATACCTAATGCAGATATACAACGTAAATGGTTTGATAGTTTAATTGGATTTGATACCAAACAACGTTCAGTACCAAATCAAGAAATTCCTGTAAAAAGTCGTTATGGTATACAAGAAAGACCAAGACAAGGAATGTTTGTAAACAGATTCGAAGCATTAAAACAATTTATTGAAAGAGTTAACGTAGTTTGTAAAGAGAACTTACTTGCTGATGAATATAATCTTGATGCTTTGTCACAAAAAGAACCACTTCCAACATTATTAAGTGGCGAATATGATCATAAGATTAGTACATATTCTGAAATAACTTTTATTAGCACAAGTAAAGTAACTCCTGCAAAATTAACTCCAATAATACTAAATGGAAAAATTACAAGAGTTGATATTACTGACGCTGGTAGAGGTTATAAAGTTCCTCCTAAAATTAAAATTAATGGTGTTGGCGAAAATGCAGAAATAAAATTAACTATAGATACATTAGGAAAAGTTACTAGTGCTATAGTAGAAAACCAAGGATCGGGTTACAATGAATCTACTAGTATATCTGTAAGAAGGTATACTGTACTTGTTGAATCTGATAGTACAGTGTTTAACAAATGGGCTTTATATTCTTGGAACGAAGCAGAAAGTGTTTGGTTTAGAAGAAGTATACAAGACTATGACGTAACAAACTTCTGGGATACAATTGACTGGTATGAAGATGGATATAACCAGTTTACAGAAGTTGACGATATTATTGCAGGATCCTATTTGTTAACAAGCCTTGATAACGCAATAGGTAATACAGTTAAAATTACATCAGTAGGCAGCGGTGGCTGGCTATTGCTAGAAAAAATAGCAGATGAAGATACTGAAGATTATACTGTAAATTATAAAACAATTGGCAGACAAAATGGTACAGTGCAATTTAATGATAAGCTTTATGACTACAGTAAAAATACTGTAGGTTTTGATAATAGAAGTTTTGATAGCTTCTTTTATGATAATACTCCGTCTAAAGAATTAAGAATTATTTTAAATGCTATCAAAGATAATATCTTTGTCGGAACACTAGCAGTAGAATATAATGAGTTATTCTTTGCATCATTGCGTTATGTACTTGCAGAACAAGTAGGCGCTGATTGGTTGTTTAAAACTAGCTTTGTTAAAGCTAAACATAATATTGGACCTTTATATCAAGATATAACATTTAATAATGATAACCTAGCAAACTATGAAGCATATATTAAAGAAGTTAAACCGTACAGTACAAACATAAGAGAATTTATTAGTAACTATGCAAATATAGAACCAACAAATTCTAGTGTAAGCGATTTTGATTTACCACCCGAGTATAGTAAACAAAATAAAGCTATAGAGCCAAGTAAAGCACAGGTTGTTGACGGTGTTGTTGTAAGTGCTCCTAATAGCGTAGCAACTTATCCAAGAAAACATTGGGCAGATAATAACAGTTACCAGGTTAAAGAAATTAAAGTTTCTGAACCAGGAACGGGATATACTTATACTCCTACTGTAAAAATAATTAGTAGTGAAGGCACAGGTGCTACTGCAAGAGCTTATTTAGGTTATGGAAAAATTACTAAAATTGAAGTACTAACACCTGGTACAGGATATATTAAAACTCCTGTAGTTCAAATTGAAGGACCTCAAACAGAAGGAAGTACTAAAGCTAACGCTACTGCTATTTTAGGAAATGGCGTAGTTAGAAGTCCAAAGATTGTAACTAAATTTGATAGAACTTCAGGAAAAGTATATTATTCATCATTAGCACAAGAAGTAACATTAGAAGGATCAGGAACTAATCTAATTTATAATCTAGAATGGCCTATGGACCTTTCAAACTCAAAAGTAGAGGTATGGGTCGGTAAAGATAATAATTCTTTAATTGAGCAACTAAGAAGTGCATATACATTTAAAAATGTTGAAAATACTACAGCTGGTTACACTAGAGAACAAGGACAAATTACATTTACTACACCACCTGCAAACGCATTTAAAATTAAAGTAAAATATTTTAGACCAATTAGTTTATTAAGTGCTGAAGATAGAATTAATTTTGCATATAGTCCTAGTGCAGAAATGTATGGTAAAGAATTACAACAGTTAATGACCGGAGTTGATTATGGTGGTGTTCAAGTACGTAGTTTCGAATTTGATAAACCAGCCGGATGGGATAGTCAAGGATGGTATTCCGATAGCTGGGATACTTTTGATAATACATTTGAAGATGAAGTTTTTTACTCCGATGGATCAACAAATGCAGTGCAGTTAACAAAACCGTTAGCTAATGGCATTATGTACAATTTTTATCTAAACGGTGTACGTATAGACGATCCGAATTATGATAATAGTACATTAAATAAGAATCCTAGTGCTATTACAAATTCTGTTATTGGCGACGGAGTAACGCAAGTCCTTGATTTAGAAGTATTAGGAATACGAGTATTACCGAGTGATATTTTAATTGTTAGAAAAACAACTAGTGATGGTAGTGTTTTACCAGATTCCGAAAGTTATGATACAGCATTATCAGGTGGAGACTTAGCATATAAAACGGCAACAGGTATTAATGCAGAAGATATTATTGTTGACGGTGATGGATTTGTAACCCCAACTACCAGTGGCGGCCCTGAAGAACTAGTTCCAGGACAAGTTAATGACACATTAGATATAAAAGTGTTTACTAGAGATAGTGCAGGGCAAGGAATGATACATAGCCAAAGTTATATTATGAGTAGTGCAACTGTTTATGATTTAGGAGTTATTCCACGTACCTCAGAAGCAGTGTTCGTCAAGGTAAACAACATTCTTTTAACTAGCTCTCAGTATGTTATTAACTGGGCGTCTAATAGTATAACACTTAACTCAGCAACTCCTGGTGCTGAACTAAACATTATTGCAATGGCACAAGGTACACAAAAAGTACTAGATTTTGGACAAGGAGAATCTTTAGCAGGACAATCGGATTACTTAACTACTGTTGACTGGCAAAAAGATACTAGCGTTTTTGTAAGTGTAAATGGTGTTGCTACTGATGTAGAAATTTTCAATAGTGAAGATAGTGGCGCACCTATAGCTAAAATTGGGATTAGATTTAAAACTCCAAGGACTGTAAGTGGTGAAACAATACATTACACAGTGTTTAGTGATAAGACAAAAATAAACTATAGTCAAGTTAGCAAAGATCAGTTTGAAGCTGATGGATCTACATCACAGTTTATTTTGTCTCAAACTCCGTTTTATTCTTTACCTAATGAACATAATATTATTGTTAAAGTTGATAATAAAATTTTAAATCCTGGATATAACATTCAGCACACAGTTGATGCAGACAATACAAGGGAATTTAAAATTGAGACATTCCAGGAACCAATTGGTGCTAATGCCGCCGGCGATATTAAAGTATTTGTAGACGGAGTAGAAAAATTTACTCCAAATGAATGGAGATTTGATATTGCTAATAGTTCCATTGTGTTAGCAGATACTGTTGGAGAACCAGGATCAACAGTTGAAATATTTGCAATTACAGACGGCGATTATAGAATTAACGGTAAAATTGTTTCACTTGATACAACTCCTACAGCAGGACAGAAAGTAGAAATATTCCAGTTTTCAAATCATGATTTACTTGGCATAGAAAGAATTAACTATGATGTAGTCAGTAGGTCAGTATTAGTAGCCGAGGATGTACAAAATGTAACTTATAATAGATTAACAGTCGGAGAAATACCTCTAAGGAAAAAAGCTGTTGATGCACAATATGTTTGGGTGAGTGTTAATGGCGAACTACTAACACCTAGTGTTGATTACTCAGTAACAGATGACCAAATGAAAGTACAATTAGTAAGAACTCCAGCAGCTAATGATGTAATTGATGTATTACACTTTGCAGAAAAGATAAGTACAGCAAAGTTTGCATATAGACAATTTAAAGATATGTTGAATAGAACACACTTTAAGCGTTTAGATAAAGAAGTTACTACTTTACGTGAGCCATTGAATAGCGATGATTTACGTATTGAAGTAGTTGACGGTACTAATTTGTCAGTACCTAGTAAAGGTCAAAATATTCCAGGTGTGCTTTTCATACACGGAGAACGTATTGAATATTTTGTAAAAGATGGGAATACATTGAAACAATTACGAAGAGGTACATTAGGAACTGGAGTAAAATCTTCCTATCCAGTAGGACAAAAGGTATTTGATCAGAACATAAGTAAGACTGTACCGTATAAAGATATGACACAGTCGCAAAGTTTTGTTGCAACAGGGTCTAATAATACATTTACATTAGGGTTTGATGTTGGAACATATAATGAAATTGAAGTATTTTCAGCAGGAAAACGTCTAAGAAAGACATCTTTGCAGTCATTTGACCCAATGATTGCTCTTGATAGTCCTGATGGTGATGTAACACTACCAAAAGAGTTTGAATTTAACTCTAGTACAAATAGTATTACACTAAGTGAAACTCCGTTGCTTAATACTAAAGTAACAGTTATTAAAAAGACAGGACAAACGTGGACAAGTACAGGAGAAATGTTAGGAGATGCTGAAAATTCAATAGCTCGATTCTTACGAGCAGGAACATCGGCGCTACCAGAATAAATACAGTATAGGAATTACAATGAACGATAATATGCAAGATAAAAATGGAGTACTAGTTCAAGGACATATAAAGATCTTTGATCCTAAGTCAAAAGAAGTATATGTTGAAAAACGTAATGCAATTCATTATGAAAATATGAGTATTGCGTTAGCAGAAAGCTTGAGTAATGAAGGTGCTGGATTTATATATGAAATGAGTTTCGGTAACGGAGGAACGTCGGTTGATCCTACTGGTATTATTACATACCTTACACCTAATTCAACAGGTACTAATGCTAGTTTATATAACCAAACACATACAAAAGTAGTTGACGAAAGAAGTGTAAATAATACAGACGCTGCTAGAAATAAAACAGAAACCCGACACGTAAGCGGAACAAATTATACTGATATATTAGTTTCGTGTTTGTTAGATTATGGCGAACCAAGCGGACAGCAAGCATTTGATAATGCAACTGATCCTGATAATGCATATGTATTTGATGAATTAGGATTAAGAAGCTATAGTGCATCAGGCACCGGACGTCTTATTACACATGTAATTTTTCATCCTGTACAAAAATCGTTGAATAGATTAATACAAATTGATTATACTGTTCGAGTACAGAGTTTAGCGGGTTAAGGAATAGATTATGGCATATGCAATTAGTTATACTGACTCCGTAAACAAAGGTAATATTACTGTTGAAGATAATACTATCAATGCAGAAACTACGATAAGTCTACCTGGTAGATTTACAACAGCGTATGGCCAAGCAATTAGTGAAAACTTTTTACATTTATTAGAAAATTTTGCTAATAGTACAGAACCTCTGCGTCCTGTTGAAGGCCAACTATGGTATGATACAACAACAGGAGTTGATCAGCTTAAAATTTATGATGGAACTTTTTGGCAAGCTGCGGCAGGACTTAAAAAAGCAACCTCAGAACCAGCAGTTGCAAATTCAAGTGCTGGTGATTTATGGGTTAACACAGGTAGCCAGCAATTATATTTGTTTACAGGCTCTACTTGGGTATTAGTAGGTCCAGAATTTACTGACGGTTTACTTACAGGTACAAAATCTGAAGCTTTAGTAGGAACAGACAACGTAACATACAAAGTAATGTCAATTAAAGTTCAAGATAAGACAGCTTTTATTATTAGTGACAGAGAATTTACACCAAAGACTGCTATTGCAGGATTTACAACTGGAATCAAAGCAGGAATGAATGTTAGTTCAGTAGCATTATTTGGGACTGAAACATTAAAATATTACGGTACAGCAGAAAAAGCAGATGCATTAGTTGTTGGCACACAAACTATTCCTGCATCAAACTTTGTCAGAACTGATCAAACTTCAATATCTAATTTTGATTTAAAAATTAAAAATAATGATGGTATTATTATTGGAACAGGCGGACAACTAAGTTTAAATGTAGACGGGGAACAAGCTGTTATACAACATAACACTAGTGGTTCAAATATTGATTTTAGATTACGTAGTGGAACAACAACTCCTACAGTAATGCGTATTGACGCAAGTGGAAAAGTAGGAATTAATAATAGTGCTCCTGAACAAGATCTTGAAGTAGCAGGCAATATAAAGGTTACTCCTAAATCAGGTGTAGCAGGATCAGGATTTTTACAAGTTACTAGTACCACAAATAGTACTAGTATTAGTACTGGATCAATTATTACATCAGGCGGACTAGGTGTTGCATTAAATTCTTATATTGGCGGAGATCTTGATGTTGGTGGAATATTACAAACAGGAAATATTGCTCCTGATGTAGGATCAACAAGAAATATTGGTACATTAATTAACAAATATGATAGTGTATATGCTAATACGTTTATTGGAAACGTGCAAGGTAATGTTAGCGGTACAGTAAGTGGCAGAGCAGGATCTGCAGATAAGCTAGCAAGTGCTACAACATTTTCAGTAAGTGGAGATGTTGATGCTGCAAGTTTTGAATTTGACGGACAAACAGGCGGAAGTACAAAGACATTTAATATGTCAATTGCAAATACATTTATTTCTAGTAAAACTGTTACATACGATGCGGCAAATTCCGATGAATTAATAATAAACAGACCAGCTGGAGCAACTGGCGTCTTTAGAATTACTAAAGCTAATTTTTTAAAATCTATACCATTAACTCCGATAGGATCAATGATGATATATGGTGGTACAACTGCTCCTTTAGGTTGGGTATTTTGTGATGGATCAGAAGTTAGAAAATCAGATTATAACGATTTATGGCTAACAATTGGATTTAACTTCAAAGATGCTTCTCTTATTTCAGACTCTGGAGTAAACTTTTTTGCATTACCAGATATGCGTGGTAGATTCCCATTAGGTTTAGATAATATTGGCGGTGCAAGTGCTAGCAGGGTAACTGATAATACAGCAAAAACAATTGGCGGAGCATCGGGTTCTGAAACTACGTCAATAGGAGTTGGCAACTTACCAGAACACGAACACGACATGGAAGGCGATAGTGGAACACAGTACTATGCAACCAGGGTTGGCACTGGATCTCCAACAGATACAGGAGCGATTCAACTATCTATTACTTCAGGCTCACAAGGAACACAAGGTTTAGCTTCTAGTGGTGGTATTAAAACAACAGCAACATTAGGTACAGCATTAAATACTATTGATCCTTACCTAGCTGTTAACTACATTATATACACTGGAGTGCTAACATGAGTTATCAATTAAATAAAACAGACGGTACACTACTTACAGCATTAATTGATGGACAAATTGATACAGCTAGTACTAATCTTACACTAGTAGGTAAAAACTATACTGGATACGGCGAATCTTTTAATGAAAATTTTATTAAATTATTAGAAAACTTTAGTAATGCTGCAGCTCCTTCAACACCGTTAACAGGACAACTATGGTGGGATACAACAAACGCTAGATTAAAAGTATATGACGGTACTATATGGAAAGCCAGCGGCGGTCCATTTGTACAAAATACTCAGCCTACAATGGTTGCAGGAGATTTATGGATAGACAATTTAAATAACCAACTTTATGCATTTGATGGAACTGATACAGTACTAGTTGGTCCGCAATATACAACTACTCAAAAGAAAAGTGGTTTTGAAATTAGTCAAATACTTGACAATCAAAGCAGATCAAGAACAGTAGCCAATCTTTATATTGGCGGTACACTTTCAGCTGTGTTAAGCTCTATACAGTTTACACCTACTTATGCTCAGAGAGTAATAGGATTAGTTGATCCAACTACTAATCCAGATGGTATTATATACGAAGGCGTTAATATTATTAACGATTCCACATTTAAGTGGCACGGTGTTGCAAATAGTTCATTAGGTCTTACAGATGCTGCAGGAGTTACTAAAACAGCTGACCAATTTTTAGCATCTAACGCTAATGATGTTACAACTGGCGCATTAACTATTCAAAATTCAGGTGGTCTTACAATTGGACTTTCACAAAACAATGTGCAAAAAGTTATTGGTGAAAGATTTTATGTTGAAAATCAGTTATTAAACCACGATCTAAGTTTAAGAGTACGTTCAAGTCAATTTAATTCACTTATTGTCGATGCTTTATACGTAGATGCTAGTACAGCAAAAGTTGGTATATTTACAACTAATAGATTGCCAGCATATACACTAGATGTTGAAGGTGATATTAGAGCTACAGGTAATTTAATTGTCGAAGGAACATCAACTACTATTGATACAGTAACATTAAGAGTTGAAGACAAAAATATTGAACTAGGTTATCAATCAGATAGTACAGGCGGCGATGATGTTGGCGCAGAAGGCGGTGGTGTTACACTTCTTTCAACTGATTCCAACAAAGAAATTAAATGGCTTGGCTCGACAGATGCTTGGACATTTAATAAAAATATTGACTTATCAGATACAACAAAATCGATTAAAATTGGCGGGCAAACTAAATTAACAAATACTAGCTTATCAAACATTTTATATGCTGATGAGCTAACCAGAGTGGGTACACTTACATCATTACAAGTTGATTCTATTGGCATAGACGGTAATACTATTAGTAATTCAGCTAGTCCAATTAACATAAATGCCACCGGCGGTATTAATTCTACACCAGGAGGCGCAGTAACGTTTACAGGTGCACCACAGATAAAAGGTGTAGGTGATCCTACTGATATACAAGATGTATCAACTAAATCCTATACAGATACAGAAATTGCAAATGAAGTAATTGTAATGGGCTTTGATATAACAGGATTAGGAACAGGCTCGACGCTACAAGCGGCAGTAGCAGGCTATCTAAATGATCTATATCCTGCAGCAACTATTAACACTGGCAAACAAGCTAAACTTCATTGTACATCGTATGCTAATGCAACAGCAAGTGGCATTGATGTTAACTCAGCTAAAACAATTAGTTATATAGCTGTAGATTCTAATGGAACGCAGAACGAATCAGTAGTACAAGACATTGTATTTGCTGGTGCTAGTGGTAACGTTTCATTGTCCGCAACACGTAGTTTGATGAGGTATCAATCAAACGGAACAGCATGGGAGTGGCAGGCAACGACTGCTTATTAACATATGATCAAAACGATAAATAACATATAAGTACTTTAGAGGAACTGCAATGGCATATCAAATAGACAGATATAATAACACGCTTTTAACTAACGTTGAAGACGGGACCGTTGACCAAACTACCGATTTAAAATTTATTGGTAAAAATTACGCAGGTTACGGTGAAATACAGAATGAAAACTTCCTGTTTTTATTAGAAAACTTTAGTGGAGCAACAGCACCGGCTAGACCGTTAAGCGGGCAGCTTTGGTATGATACTTCAGTTTCGAAATTAAAATTTTATGATGGAACAAAGTGGAGAACTAACGGTGGTTCTGAAGCATCAACAACACAACCTACTGGATTATCAGTAGGTGATTTTTGGTGGGATACTACCAATAACCAACTATATGTTTATAACGGAACAATTTTTGTATTAATTGGTCCTCAAAATGCAGGCGATGGCATAACTCAAATGCAAAGCTTACAGTTACTTGATACTAATGGTACTACTAGAAATGTTATTGCAGGTACATTAAATAGTGAAACTGTAATGCTTATTAGTGCAGTTGAGTTTGATATTGCAACCAGCAACGCAATTACAGGATTTGATAGACTTAAAAAAGGTATTACACTAGTTAATACTAAACTTGCAACTAATGGTGTAACTACTCCAACAGGTCATTATTTTTGGGGAACAGCATCAGACAGTTTAAGATTAGGCGGAGTAGAAGCTTCAAACTTTATTCAAGCATCAGCAGGAGGTGCAAACACAGTATTTGCTAATATTGTTGAATTCCCAGATGCAGGAATACAGATTGGTAATTCACAAGATTTACAACTATTAGTAGAAAATGGCGCAGACGGCGTCATTCAAAATATTACTGGAAACAACAGTAAAATAAAAATAAAAAGCACGAACGGTGCAGGCACTAATACGCACTCAGTTACGTTTGATTCAACAGGTATTTTACCAGCAGTAGATAACACTTTTGCATTGGGAAGTGGAACTTTTCAATTTTCAAATGTGTATGCATTAAACTTCACAGGTGAAGCATCAAAAGCTACTGCCTTAAGAGTAGGCACAGACTTTAGAACAGCAAGTTCAGCGGCATCAAACAATACAGTAGCAGTTCGAGATGCTACAGGAAATATTGCTGCTAACTTATTCCAAGGTACTGCTACACAAGCACGTTATGCTGACTTGGCAGAAAATTATGCAACAGATGAAGAATATCCAGTAGGTACAGCAATTGCAGTAGGCGGCGATGAAGAAGTGAGATCCGCAGGAGTTGGCGATATTTGTATTGGTGTTATATCAGACAACCCAGCATACTTAATGAACTCAGAAGCTGAAGGCCAAGCAGTTGGTTTAAAAGGTAGGGTTCCTGTAAGAGTTAATGGTCCTATATCAAAAGGACAAGCAGTGTATGCCTGGAAAGATGGAGTATGCAGCACTATTACAACTAATGCACTAGTCGGCGTAGCACTTGAAACAAGTACTGAAGAAGGTGAAAAGTTAGTTGAATGTGTGCTAAAAGTTTAAGGATTTTAACTAATGGCAGATATTACCGCAGCGCGATTAAACAACTTACAATCTAGAATCGCACTCATATTAGGAAATGGAAGCGGAAGTAGTGGATACGGCCAAACTCTTGCATCTGCTCCAGTAGCTGCCAATTCAGTAATCTCATCATCAGACATTAATAATATATTTACAGATATGGTAAAAGCAAGAATACACCAAGTAGGTATTGCTGAAACTGGTATTAGACAAGTTATTGAAGACCTTAATATTATTGCAGAAGACACCAGTGGAACAATAAATGATGCAGGTGTTGTAGGTACTGATATAGAAGGAACACTCAAAGGTATAGCTGACTATGAATCGTTAATGAATTCAATAGAATCAGACAAATTATTATTACATTCTAGTCAAGCTGCACTAGAACCTAAACTAACAAGTACTAGAACAGCTACTTGGAACGGATTAATATTTCATACATTTACAGTGACATTTGATAGTGCTGATGTTCGAAGGCACTTCTTTAACGCAGGCGGCGAAATTAGAATATCTACAAATAATACTAATCCTAGTACCTCTAAAGGACTTGATTGGGCAGCACTGTGCAGTGAAGTAGGAGTAGTTAGATTTACTAGAAGTCAGACTTTTGCTGGAAACAGCGGTCAAGGTTATTTTATTGGTGATGACTTTATGACTTCATCTTATCAAACAGTGTACTCAAAAGTAGGTGCAGGAACATACAGCGGAATATATGCAGGAAATTTATACACAGTAAAAGCTAGAGAAACAAGTTCTTCTGTAATTGAATTTAGAATAGAATTTAATGATGTTGTTGTAGACAATAACGTAGACAACAACGTAGACGGCGCTCTTACAAGTACAATACAACAGTATAGAGCAGTCGGACCAAATAGTATTACATCAGTTACACCTACCTATTTTACAAGTACAGCATTATCTGGATTTAGTGTACCAGTTGACAATACTGTTCCAACATATATTTTATCTACAAGTAAAAATGCAATTGATGAAGGCGAAACTGTTACTATTACATTAACCACAACAAATGTATCTAACGATACAACAGTACCATATACTATTACAGGTGTTACTGCTTCTGATATCGGAAATGCAAGTTTATCTGGCAATTTTGTAATGCAGAATAATGTTGCTACATTAACATACACTGCTACAGCTGATAACACAACTGAAGATGTTGAAGTAATGACAATGACACTCAACAATGGGCAATCTGCAGTAAATATTACAATTAATGATACTAGTAGATCAGTATTATCGTATACATATAGTCCGCAATGGATAAATGAATTTGGAACTACTTTCTTAAATAATATTCCGAACTCAACAGCATTAGATATTGGTGCTTTGATTGCAGACAATCTGTATAATAATACAGGTTCTTGGCTAAACACAAATAACGAAACGGTGTATGCATTGAATAGAAAACCTGATGCGTCAGGTTTAGCATACTGGACTAGAGAATATTACAATAACTATTTTCAATCAGCAGGTTTAACTATTACAGGTCCTGCTGCATCAGGATTTACTAAAACATTCTTTACGTACATGGCAAGTCAAACTAATCCTATACCGTTTACAGTAAACGGAGTTGCACTTACAGGATCGACCAACACAGATGCAGCAAGAATTTTACTAGCAAGTAAGCCGGCAATTGTTGGAGATGGGTTTGGAGACTTTGGCGACAGAGGATCAGCAACTGGTATTGCACCATCGCCTATTGCTCCTAGTGCAGACTTTGCATTTACAGTAAGTGGCAGCGCCATTAACTTTAATCAAAATGGAGTAGTTACAGAAAGCATTACAGTAACATGTACTGCTGGTACAGGAAGCGTTACAGTTGAAGAATTAACTAGACCAAGTCAAATAGCCGTAGCAGTAGGTACAACAAGTAAAACTAGTTACAGTATTAACTATCCAAGTGTGCAAACTGATGCTAAAGCTTCGATTACAAATGCTATGTCTAATGGACAAACCCAAGTATATACACTTACCATACACAACACACAAGACGGTACATGGACAGGTAGCTTTGTAATTAAAGAAGCCACTGGCGTAGGCGCAATAGTTAACAGAGCATGGTCAGGTACTTTTGGTGCAACAGCATCAGTGGTAACAGGTCAACAATTATTTACAACCCCAGGTACAACTAGTTGGACAGTACCACAAGGTGTAACTAGTGTATCTGTTGTAGCAATCGGCGCAGGTGGTGCCTCAGGTTCAGGTGCTGGAGGCGGCGGAGGCGCTGGAGGCGGTCTTGGCTGGAGGAATAATATTACTGTTACTCCTGGACAAGCATACGATGTCAAGGTAGGAGCAGGCGGCGTTGGTTTAAATAATGCAGGCTCAACACCAGGCGCTTCAGGCGGCAACAGCTGGTTTATAAATCCTTCAACCTTAATGGGTGACGGCGGACAAACACACCCAACAGCAAGCAATGCTGGAGATGGCGGCCAAGGTGGCGGCTTTACTGCCCCAGGTGGCGGCGGTGGTAACGGCGGAAATGGTGGTACTGGAGGCGCCAGTAACACAGGCGGAGGCGGCGGAGGCGCCGGCGGATATTCAGGTAATGGTGGTAACGGCCGCAGTGCAGACGCAACAATCCCCTGGGGCCCCGGCACAGGCGGAGCTGGAGGTGGTGGCGCAACTATAGTACAGGGTAACAACCAAGCTGGCGGTGGTGGCGGTGTCGGAGTATTCGGCGAAAGCACTAGCGGTGCAGCTGGTATAGCAAGTAACAATTCTCAAGGAGGACAAGGTGGCTCCGGCGGTATTAAAGGCGGTGATGGCTCTTTCAACGGCAACTTAGACTCAAGCGGTGGTGCATATGGCGGAGGACCAGGTGCTCAAGGAGGCAGTGGGGACGGATACAACGGCGCAAATGGTGCTGTTAGAATTATTTGGCCTGGAGACGCAAGACAATTCCCAAGCACACGAACAGCTGACGAATAACCTTTCCTAAACAAAGGTGCTATTATTCAACTAAATAGTAATAGAGAGGTTATTTAATGCCAACAGTTATATTAGCATCAAGATTTAATAATTTAAAGACTCGAGTAGATCGAGTCCTTGGACCTTGTCTTGAAACAAATAGAAACAGCGGTGATTATACATTTGGATATGGTGAAACTCCGAGTAGCTATCTCTCGCAATCAGCAAGCAATGACCTAATTGATGCAGCGGCATATCAAGGATTATACCTTGATGTTGCTAAAGTTAAAATACATCAAGTAGGTACATCTGCATTTACACCTTTGGCTTATAAAATTGGCGATTTTGTTACAAATGCGGCAACTGCTGACAAAGTTGAAGAAGCATATATTGCAGGAATAGAATCACTAGCAACTGATATAGAAAATAATAAATTTGATTGTCATGCTACGCAGGCAGATCTATTACCATGCGACACTTCTATAACTTCTACTAACTGGAACGGAACACTTAGTCATATATTTACAGTTACATTTACTAGTGCCCAAGAAAGACGTGAATACTTTAATGCAGGCGGATTAATTAGATTTAATCCAAGCATGACATATTCAGGAAGCCAAGCAAAAACACTAGACTGGAAAAGTATGATAAACGCTATAGGAGCAGTAAACTTTGGTTGTCAGGGAACTATTGCACCTAGCGGAGTTGGACAGTCATATGGCGGCATTGGTCATGACTATATGTCCAGTGTATATCAAACAGCATACTTCAATCAGGGAGGCGGTGTATATAATCCTAACAGATATACAATATACGCAATGGAACTTAGTGATACAGTTTTACAATTTAAAGTCGAATTAACAGATCCTAGTTATGGAAATCCAGATGAAAATGTATTAGCTTCAGTAGTAAATTTAGTTCAATTTTTTAGACCTAACGGAACAGCTATAATAAACGGAGTTAATTACACTACAGTTCAAAGATCTACACCTACATCTTCTACAATATCTGCTTTTTAAAGGTTGACTACCTACTATAATAGTGCTATAATAGTAAATATGTTCAGACCTCAGCCATTTTAGTGGCCACAGCGAATATATAATATTATAGGAGGTAATTCGTATGGATGAAAGATTAGAAAAAGCTTTAGAATTTTCAAACTACATGCTTACATTAAATAACCAAAAAAGGTTATTGACGGAAAAATATCAAGAAGAACTATTATATTTCTATAATGGATGTCAGTTTACTGTTACTAAAGAATTAATTAATTTTGTAAAATTACTTCTTGAAAGTCATCAAGATACTAATGCTGTACTAACAGATGACAATGGTATTCCTACTATTGTAGAAAATGTAGATAAATTTTATGATTCAATTATTGATGTATATTTTGTGGCTTCAAATTCTTACCACTCAGATTACATGAAATTGAAAAAACAAAGAAGTGTGGAAAAATTAGTTGACTATGAAGAAAACTAAAGGTGCTTTTTTAATTGCTCGAAATAATTCTCAGGTTGACTATGTTAAGCAAGCAGTTTTTTTAGCAAAGCGTATAAGAAAATACTTAGATATACCAACTACTGTATTGACCGATTCAGCAGAGTATATAAAATCTGACTTCGACGACAAAGTATTTGATAAGATTATTCCTTTAAAATCTAAACCACAGCAAAATCAAAGATTATATTTTGATGGCAGTATGCATCAGCGTCAAGCAACATTTAATAATAGAACTAGATCACATGCATACGATCTTAGTCCATATGATCAAACTTTACTATTAGATACTGATTATATTATTAGTAATAGTTTACTAAAGTCTTGTTTTGATTCTCAAGACGACTTTTTAATTTATAAAGATTCAACTGATATAGCTCAAGTACGTGATGAACAAGAATTTAAGTACATAAGTGATACTAGTGTTCCTTTTTATTGGGCAACGTGTGTATTTTTTAGAAAGACTACAGTTAATAAAATTTATTTTGATTTAGTACAGCATATTGAAAAAGAATGGGATCATTATAGGAGAGTTTATCAAATAACATCTACATTATTTAGAAATGATTTTGCATTTAGTATTGCAATACATATAATGAACGGATTCCAAGAAGGATTATTTGCTAAACCAATGCCTGGTAAAATGATGTATACTACAGATAGAGATATCCTATGGAAATTAGATAATGACCAGATGATGTTTTTAGTAGAAAAGAAAGATTACTTAGGTGAATATACTGCACTTAAAACTAAAGGTCAAACAATTCATGTGATGAACAAATATAGTTTAGGAAGAATGATTGATTTAGAGGCTAACAATGACTAAAGGTATTATAGTACTAGCACAGAATCTCCAAGATGTAAGTTATGTTAAGCAAGCAGAAGTTTTAGCAATGAGCTTGAAATCTACAAATCCTAAAACTAAAATTAGTATTATAACTGATAATAAAGTTGAGTTTGAAAATCTATTCGATCAAATAATACCTATACCATTTGGAGATTCAGCAAAAGATTCAAGTTGGAAAATTGAAAATAGATGGAAAATATATCACGCTAGTCCATATGATCAAACAATTGTAATGGATACTGATATGTTAGTACTACAAGACATATCAGCCTGGTGGAAGTTTTTAGAAAATTATAAAATATTTTTTACTAGCAAAGTACATACTTACAGAGGAACAATAGCAGATACTAAATATTACAGAAAAACATTTCTTGCAAATAAATTACCTAATTTATTCTGCGGAGTTCATTACTTTGAGAAGTCTGAACAAGCACAAGAATTTTATCATTGGTTAGAATTAGTTGTACAAAACTGGCAAGCTTTTTACGAAGTATTTTTAGAAGGAGTAACTAGACCTACACATGTAAGTATAGATGTTTGTGCGTCAATCGTTGCTATGATTTTAGATTGTACAAATGATATAACTAACCCAACCGTAAGCTTTCCTAGTTTTACACATATGAAAAAGAATTGTCAAGGCTGGGTTGATGGAGCAAGTAATTGGCAAGACCGAGTTGGATTTTATATTTCAAGAGATTGTAAAGTTAAAATTGGAAATTACGATCAGTTAGGCATATTGCATTATACTGAAAATGATTTTTTAGAAAAGTCTCCTGTAATTGAAAGGTATAGGAATTTATTAAATGTCTGAATTAAATGATCTAATTAAATCATTACAAATGGAAGTAAAGCTTTCTGAATCGACATATGTCTATTATGATAAAGAAACTGGAAGTGTACTTAGACTAAGCGGACAAGAGCAACCATTTGATGAAAATGAAGATGTACTTGCAGTCCCACATGATGTTTCTAGTCCGATACTTACAGGAGAAAAGAAAACATCAGATTATATTGTTATCTATGATATAGTATTAAAGCAAAAAGTTTTAAAAGAAAAATCGTATGAAGATGCACATAAGGAAGCATCAACAATGTGTTACCAATTGCCTATTATTAAGAATAATAGGTCAGGACATATGGCATGTACTGAGGTATATGATGGCGTAGAAGTTTACATATGGTTTAAAGATACAGCATACAAAAAAGATCATTTAGTTTGGTATGAAGATACAGTTTATAAATTGTTAAAATCTAATCGCAAAGGACAAAATTTTAGTAAAAAGAACTCTTTGCCTTTTATCGAAGACGTACAATTAACTAATTTAGCAACACAGTCACTAGCGATAACTACATTGCAGTTTACACAAGAATACATTGGATTACATATTGATATTTGGTATAATGATTTAGAACATTTAGCAGGACAACATGTATGGATTGGTAAATGTGTATATAGAATAATCGAAGATCAACCAAAAGGTACAGAATTTAATCCTAACAATGCAGAAATGTTAGTATCTAATGTGTTACTTTATAAAGATAGTAACAAGAGTCTTGATACTATTACGCATATACAAGATGGTGATGTATTTTTAGAACATAATAAGATTTATAGTGCTAGTCTTGTTGAAAAAGAATATGACAAAACTTCAAATGATGTAATTTTCTACACGGATCAACATCATCTTGTAAAATGGATACATAAAAATGATACGTTATTAAGATTTGATACTACTGACACAAAAGATTATTCTGTAACTGAGAACACTATAGAAGTAGTAGATCAAACTAAATTAAAAAATGGCAGTACTATTTTACTAGGTAAAAAATTATACACAGTACAGCTTGATAAAGAATATGATATTATTATTACTCAAGATAAACCATCTGAACTATGGACATTAGCTTTAAATCCAGCAACACTAAAGTTTTTACAAATGACAAATTATGATCACGACGATGTTTTATATTTTAGTATAACTGCAAAACATGATCCAAATATTCTTTATAGAGCACTTAAAGTTTCGATGTCAGAGTTAAATAAAATACATGTTATTCCTTTTGAATTTGAAAATGAAAAAAATAAAGATGTTAGCTTGTATACAGCAAAATATTTTGATAGCTACGCACACGAGGTAATTGAATGAGTAATACATTTAAAGTGACAGATTATGATATAATTTATCTAAGTTATGACGAACCAAATGCAGAAAAAAATTATGCAGATTTATGTAAAAAAGTTCCTTGGGCAAAACGTGTTCATGGAGTAGAAGGGTCAGATGCTGCACACAAAGCTTGTGCAGAATTAAGCGAAACAGATCGTTTTATTACAGTAGATGGTGATAATATAGTTGATGAAAAATTTATTAATCAAGAAATTGACTTTGACGAACACGAGGACCTACAACATAGTGTAATTAGTTGGGCAGGATATAATGTAGTTAATGGACTTATGTACGGAAACGGTGGTCTTAAATGTTGGCCTAAAAAGTTTGTATTAGAAATGAAAACCCATGAAAATGCTGAACCGGATAATAAGCATGCACAAGTAGATTTCTGCTGGGATATCAATTATATACAGATGAATAGTTGTTTTAGTTATGTATATAATAATCATACTCCACAACAAGCATGGCGAGCTGGTTTTAGAGAAGGTGTTAAAATGGCACTTGATAGAGGCTTGCGTGTTACTAAAGAAGAGTTTGCACAATTACATTGGAAAAATTTACACAGATTATATGTTTGGTTAACTGTAGGAGCAGATTCTAAAAATGGATCATGGGCTATATATGGTGCTCGAGAAGGCCTTTATAAAACTATGGCAACAGATTGGGACTTTGTAAATGTTCGTGATTTTGAATATTTAAATAACTATTGGAATGGAGTTGAACCAAAGGTGTCAATGGATGGACTAGCAGACTCTATTGAAGAGTTGGGTGGAAAATTACTAAATGAACTTGATGTCCCAATTCCTGTAATACCTTTTAGTCCTGAACAAAGTAAGTTCTTTAAAACAGTTTATCAAAATCCAGGAAGAATGCATAACCAGTTTATCGACAAAGAGCTCTAATATGAGTCAAAGTACGTATAATGCTGGTGCAGAATATGCAAGAGAAAAATTAAAAGAAATAAGTTGTTCTATGTGTTTAGCAAAATGGACACAAGTAACAATGCATTTACATAACGGGCACACTCATAGCTGTCATCATCCTGCTCCTCATTTTATTCCACTAGAAGAACTTAAAGATAATCCGCATGCGTTGCATAATACAAAGCATAAAATAGAGCAACGTAAAATGATGCTTGAAGGTAAGCAACCTAAAGAGTGTAATTACTGTTGGAATATTGAAAATTTAAATCATGGTCATTTTAGCGATAGACATTTTAAGAGTGGTGAAGATTGGAATGAAGGACAATTTGAAAAAATTAAAGAATCACCGTTAAGTGATAAATTTTTACCAACATATGTAGAAGTTAGTTTTAATAATACTTGTAATTTTGCATGTATGTACTGTAGTCCTCAAATTTCTAGTAAGTGGATGGAAGATATTGAAGCTAATGGAGCATACGATTTAGGAGATTATCAAGTACATCATCTTGATTATTTGCGTACCAAGAATCAAATACCAATTCCTAATAGAGAAGTAAATCCTTATATAGAAGCATTTTGGAAAATATGGCCTGAGTTGTATACCAATTTAAAAGTCTTTAGGATTACAGGTGGTGAACCTTTGCTTAGTAAACATACTTGGAAAGTTTTAAAATATATACAAGAAAATCCTAATCCTAATTTAGTATTAGGTATAAACACAAATTTAGGAGTTCAAGATGCATTTATCGATAGATTTATACCTATTGCTAAAGACTTAATAATAAACAATAAAGTAAAAAACTTTGAATTGTATACAAGTGTTGAAGCAACAGGAGCTCAAGCAGAGTACATACGTGATGGTTTAGATTATGATCAGTTTATTAGTAATTTAAACAAAGTTACAAGAGAAATACCAATGTTAGACTGGAAGTCAAAAACAGTAATTATGGCAACATATAACTTGTTAAGTATTCCGACATTTCGTAATTTATTAGAATGGTTACTTAAATGGAGACTTGAACATGGTTCAGGCACTTGGAAAAAGCTTTGGTTAGATATAAGCTACTTAACATATCCTAATTGGCAAACTATTGCTCTTGCTGATAATGAAATGTTAAAAATAATGCAAGATGACCTTAAGTTTATGCAAGATAACAGAGAGCAAGAAATAGGACATCATGGGTTCCAAGACACTGAAGTAGCAAAAATGGCAAGAGCTGTAGATTATGTTACACAAAATTTAAATAATGATAAAACAAATGAAATGAAACAGTTTTATAATTTTTTTACTTCCTATGATATTAGACGCAACAAAAATTTTGTTCAAACATTTCCACAGTTTTCTCATTTTTACGAAAAATGCAAAGAGGTAGTACATGGATAGGGTGAACGTTTGGGAAAGATCAGACTTAACTGATGACAGATGGCGAAAATGTGATGGAAGAGCATCATACGCATTTCAAAATGGATTTAAAAAAGAATTCTTAGGATTATTTCCTGAGCATTCTGATGCATTTATTCCTCTTGGATTGACTACTAAAAAAGCTTATAAGGTTTATAATCCTGTTAGTAGCTTAAAAGCAATTAAGAAACAGAAATATTATTATCCTATTCCTTGGGTACCAGCGCCTGATTCAAAACACTCATTACAAGAAGTTATAGAAATTGATCAAGTACATTTAGATAATTTAAAATCTAATAGATGTAAATTATTAGTTATTAATGTAATGGAAGGATGGAATCATGATGGACATTTTCAAATATTAATCGATGCAATCAAAGAAAAATATAATTTACAGTATGATAATTTTGTGCTTTTATCTGGCAATTTAGACGAAACGCCATACGGTGTTCCAACAGTATATTACAACTGGTGGGAACAGCATATGAATGATCATGGATTACTAGAGTATGCCAAACATGGATTTAATAGTACAGATACTGTTACTCGTCCTAATAGATTTTTGTGTCTAAATCGTAGACCTCATGGTCATCGTATATTACTAACTAATGCATTAGAACAGTATAAAGATCTTGGCATTTTAACTTGTGCTAAAGAAACTGATTTTGGTTCTTTGCATTTATTTAGAAAAGCATTACACCACGTAATACCAGAACATTATCCTAAGCTTAAAGAAGAACTTCATGAAACTAATAATTTTCCAAATTTTTTAAATAGATTGCCTTTCACTTATGACGATGGTTATAATGCCGCAGACGATAATCCAACAGTTGATGAATCTAGAGATAAGTTTTATAATAGTTGGTTGCACGTTGTGACAGAAACATATCAGACAAACGGGCAAACATTTTTTAGTGAAAAAATATTTAAACCTATGATATATTGGCAACCATTTATTTTAGTTGGCGCACAACACGACTTAAAAAGTTTAAGGTCTTTTGGTTATAAAACATTTGACGGAATAATAGATGAGACTTATGATACTATTGAAAATAATGAAGAAAGACTAAAAGCAACCATTAAAGAAATAGAGCGTATTATTAAATTATCAGATGAAGATATAGCAAAATTATATAAAGAATGCTACGAAGTATTGACACATAACTTCTTCCACTGGGTTTATAGAAATCAAACTATACACATAGGATTAAAAAATGATTTGCTGGAGAAATTAAGTGGCTAAACTATTTGCATACGGATGTAGTTATACTTACGGCCACGGACTACAAGATTGTATTATTGGAAAAGTTGAACCCGGGCATGCACCAAGCAAGTTAGGGTATGCATCAATACTAGGACAGAAATTAAATTTTAGTGAAGTAATAAATCATAGTAGGCCTGGTACAAGTAATAAATGGATAACTCATGCTATCAATATAACAGCTGAACATATTTCAAAAGATGATGCAGTTATTATACAATGGTCTTTTATAGATAGAACAACTATATTAAGAAAAGGTAGTCACCGAAATCTAAACAAGTACGATGCTTTAGGTACATGGATGGCCGGACAAAAAGGTACGCTGTCATCAGTTTATTATAAGCACTTATATGACCATGTTGATCATTTACAAGTTACTTCTTGGTATATAAAATATGTTGATTTATTATTAAAAAGTTATGGAATTACAAAAATTTTACATACATCTCCTCCAGAAGAAAATCAACTATCTGAATTAATACCTGATAGTATAACTTGGTGGGAAGAAAATTTATCAAAGTATAGGGTTGATACGGCACAAGATAACAGTCATCCAGGTCCTCAATCTCAAGAATTGTTTGCTAATAGAATAGTAGAAGTATATGGTGATTATTTAAAGTGAAAAAGATTACTGAAATAGATCCGCAGACAGCTGCACAGCAGGTAATACCTATGTTGGATGAAATCTCACCTACAATGTGCATGGCTAAATGGCTGTGGAGCAGTATACACTTAACTAACGGATTAACTAATAGTTGTTTTCTCCCACCTTTGCATAAAATTGACCCCGAAGCTGTTAAAAAGAACCCACGTGCATTACATAATACACCTGAGAAAAAACAACAACGTGCTATGATGCTTGAAGGTAAGCAACCAGATGGTTGCAGTAGTTGTTGGAAAGTAGAAGCACAAGGAAAACAACTTAGTGACAGAGCATATCGTAGTTCAGAACCATGGGCACAGCAGGGCTGGGAAGACGTAATATCAACAGGTGCTAATGGCGATATTGATCCTACATATTTAGAAGTAAACTTTAACCATGCTTGCAACTTAGCGTGTAGTTATTGTAGCCCCCATCTAAGTAGTAAGTGGGCAGAAGATATTAAAGAGCACGGACCTTATCCTACAACAGTACCACATAATAGTATTGAATATTTTAAAAGTATTGGACACTATCCAATTCCTAACAGAGAAGAAAATCCTTATGTTGAGGCATTTTGGAAATGGTGGCCTGACTTATATCCTAAGCTAAAGCATTTTAGAATGACAGGAGGTGAGCCACTAATGGATAAAAATACATTTCGTGTACTTGACTATGTGCTAGACAACCCAAGGGATGATCTTAATATAAGCATAACAACCAATGCTAGTGTTCCACAAAAAAACTGGAATAGATTTGTAGACACTGTTAGCTTTATAGACGAATATAAGAAATTAGAAAGTTTTAGATTATATGTTAGTGTTGATGGATGGGGAGAACAAGCAGAATATATGCGTGATCCATTAGATTTTAATCTACTATGGAATAACGTAAACAACTATCTTACTAGAACCAAAGACGGGCTAGTTACGTTTATTGTAACATTAAATATGTTAAGTATGCCAAGTATTAAGCGTTTAATGCAAGGTATATTAGAACTACAGCGTGTGCATAATGTAAAAAAGACAAGACGTGACGATAATGGAAAGCTAACATTTTATGGAAATCATAGGGTATTTGTAGATACACCGGCATTACATTATCCAGCGTGGCAAAGTTTGAAAGTACTACCAAAAGAGTTTTGGCATTACGGAGATGAGTGTTTAGAGTTTATGAAAGCCAACATAGATAAACATAGAGAAAGTCGTTGGGTAGGATTCAAACCACATCAAATACAAAGATTTGAAAGAAGCTTAGATTTTATGAAGCAAGGATTTACATCAGATAAAGAAAAACAAGAAGCCCAAGAAAATTTTGTTAAGTTTTTTGAAGAATATGATCAAAGACGAGGCTTAGACTTTCATAAAGTGTTTCCTGAACTTAGTCCTTACTTTAACAAATGGAAGGTTAAGTAATGAGATACTCACATCATCATAATTTATTAGATCAACATAACATACTAAATCCTAATAATACAGGGTTATATAGTAACTATCCATTAGGTCCTAGTTGGTTTCCGTTAAGAGAAAAAACTAACTTACAAAAGGGCTGGGACAATATGTTCCTTCAGTTAGGTAAAACATTTTTAAAAGGAGTATCAAATCCGTATGCAGTATATATGGGGGTAGGAAAAATAGATTATCTTGAAATGCCAAGTACTATATTAGACACAAAACCAAAAAATAGAATGAACAAAAAAGGTCTAAAAATTTATCTACTAGAACCATTAAGTACATACCATGTAAATGATGATCCTGATAAAGGACCTTTATATACTAATTATGAAATAGATGATATAGAAAATGTTAGAGCAAAAGAATTAGATAGTATATCAAAATTTGTTGAAAGAAATGGACTAACAAATGTAAGTGTATATACTCCTGATTATAAAGTTAATGAATACTTCGGATTAACATATCCAGATCTTAAATTATTTTGCTCTCCAATAGGCTGGTGTTATCCTGCAACAATGGATCTTAATATTGAAATACCACCGTCTAAAGATATAGTAAAAAAATTCTGGTGCGGCAATTGGAAATATGCACCTCATAGGCATTTGATTGCAAGTTACCTTGCTGGAAACTTTGATAGTTCGGATTATCATTTAAGTTGGATTTATAGTTCAAGTCAAAGTATTTTAAGAAATAATGTTTGGTTTGATATAACAAATCTACCAAACTATGACAGTATACTTGAAGGTGCTCAAAAATTAGATCTAATTGCGCCAAGTACTATGGGAATAGAGCTAACTGATGCATTAGACATTAATGATCCTGCTCCAGACCTGCATATAAACACAAACCCTGTAGAATATTATAATGAATCTTTTTGTGCTATTGTAAATGAAACAAGATTTGCACAAGCTACTGGCATACTCACAGAAAAAATAATGAATCCTATGATTAATTGTAAGCCATTTATAATGGTAGGACCTCCTGGTAATTTAGAATATATGCGTAAGTGGGGATTTCAAACATTTAGTGATTATTGGGATGAAAGCTATGATATTGAAGAATGTCACCATAAGCGTCTAGCAAAAATATTTGAATTAATTAATTGGCTCGGTAATATGAGTATTGAAGAACTTAGAGAATTATATGAAAAGATGTTGCCAACAGTTATGTTTAACCAAGTACACATACTTGATTTGCAAGAAAAATTATTACAAGAACCGATAACAAAGAACATACTATTTAAGAGGCTAGGATGATTATAAAAAATGAAAAGCCGTTAAAAATTATTGGCTATCCAGAAAGCACACTTACTCAAGAAAGTTTGTTTTACGGAAAAAACTTTGTTATTGAAGATACTAGCTTAATGACCCCGCAAGAGTTTAAGCAGTTAGATAACAAAGATGACTTTCAGTACTTTATAGGCTTTGCACTAGACTTAAAAGAACGTGAGCAGACTATTGACTTGTTAGACGAGTATGATAGTGATTGTGTAACGTATGTACATGATAGTGCTATTGTGTTTGAAGGAGCAACAATTGGGAAAGGATCATGTGTAGCCAACTTTAGTTCTCTAATGGCAGGAGCAAAAGTAGGCAATCATTGTTTTATTGAAACATACTGTCTAGTAAGCCATCAAACTACTGTTGGTAATAATTGTATGCTACACAGCGGCACAATGCTAGCGGGTAAAACTACAATAGGTAAAAATTGTATGTTTAATTTTAAAAGTGCAGCTATTAATAATATTGAAATTTGTGATAATGTTACTCTTGGTGCGTTTAGTAGTGCAACAAAAAGTATTACAAAAGAAGGTGTGTATGTAGGAACACCTGCAAGGTTTTTAAGATGAATAGATATTTAATTACAAGTGGATGTAGTTTTAGTGAAACACATTCTACACACTTTGAAAGTTGGCCAGAGCATTTATTAAAACTTCTACCCAAATATTCTCTTATATCAAAAGGATTAGCAAGCCAAGGAAATGGTTTAATTAGTAGAGGCATTATTTACGAAGTTTCCAAAAAACTAAAAGATGGTGTTCCGGCAAAAGATATCTTAGTTGGAGTACAGTGGTCGGGTCCTGATAGAATGGATTTTTTGTTTGACGATCCACAATATGCTAAACATAAATTAGCTAGAGATGCCGGAATGTTTGACAAAAATGAATATACTAATTGGGATGGTTGGATGGAGAACCCAACTGGATTTATTGAAGATGACAAAAATTGGGTTATAGCAAGCCTTGGTTGGAAGCTAGGACGTAGGTATTTTGAGCTCTGGCACTCAAGAGATCAAGGTTCAATTTATACGCTAGAACATATTTTAAGGGTACAATGGTTTTTAGAAAAACATAATATAAAATATTTTATGACTACAATGAATTCTAAAGTATTAGATAAAAATTCTTCTTTAAGAATCTCTCATTTATATGATCAAATAGATTTTTCAAGATTTTTACCAATTGACGGTATGCTAGAGTTTTCTCGAGAGCGAGAAACAGATGATGCACCGATGCATCCTGATAAAGTACATCCTGGACCAAAGCATTATGAAATGCTTGTAGAAGAAATAATTTTACCTTTTTTAGAGAAGAAAAATGAGCTTTGATACAGTAAAAGAGTTTGAACAACAAATTGCAAAATTTTATGGTGCGCCTTATGCAGTAGCAACAGATTGTTGCACACATGCAATTGAATTATGTTTAAGAGTAGAACCAGTATCAGCGATGACCTGTCCAACTAATACGTATCCGAGTGTTCCTATGACACTAGATAAATTAGGAATACGTTGGTTTTGGGGTGAAGAAAATTGGGAGGATTATTATTATCTCGGAAATACTCGTATAATCGATGCCGCAGTTTATTGGAAAGCAAATAGCTATTTGTCAGGCACATTGATGTGTTTAAGTTTTCAGTTTCAAAAACATCTTAGTCTAGGCAGAGGCGGTGCCATACTATGTGATGACAAGCTTACTTATGATGTGTTAAAACGTATGAGCTACGATGGCCGTAATCCAAATACTCCTTGGAAAGAACAAGATATAAAGGACATAGGTTATCATTATTATATGACACCCGAAACTGCTCAACTAGGCTTAGATCGCCTTCCTGATGCAGAGGTAAAGAAACCAAAGAAATGGACATCTCAAGACTATCCTGATCTCAGGAACATGACTGTGTTTAAAAAACATAGATAATTATATATGTACATAATAAAAGAGGAGTTCGCCTTTGAAGATAGGATTTATTGGCACAGGCAAGTTAGGAACGCCGTGTGCAGAAGCAATTGCTGACAAAGGACATGATGTCAGAGGCTACGATGTAATCAATCATCAAAGCAAAACTGTTTTAATGTGCAGCGACATTTATACTTGTGTACACGATAGAGATA